CTAGACCCGCTTGTTGCTATCCGTCAGCAGGAACTGGAGAACGATACGCAAGAGATTCAACGCAAAGCGATGAACGATGCGATGGACTTCCAGATTGATCAGGCTAAACTGATGCAATCATACGATTTAGCAAAGCAGCGGCAGAACTTGCAGCAGCAGATTGCTGAAGACCGTAACTTAGTAAACGTGTATAGAATAGACACACAAGCTAACTTGAAGAGGCAATAATGGCTGGCATAGCAGGTTTACTCACTCAACTACAATCGGCGTTTGACACGACGAATCAACAGTTAAATCAAAGTCTGGAGAGGATCAAACTGTTGGAAGAACAGGCTAGGCAAGTTTCTCAACCTTCTATTGGTGGTTCGGTGCCAGCAACTCCGGGTCCCGCTGATGGTTCAGCACAACCGGGTTTCAGTGCGGAACCAGGCGTTCCACCTGGTCTAGGACAGATAGAAGGTGGTTTTGACAACAGAGTTCCTATTTCAACAATGCCTACCCCGTCAATATTCGGTGGTGGGAGGTTTCCTGGTTCGGGAGGCTTTGGTGGGTTTCCCGGTTTCTCTAACCGTCAACCTGTCCCATTCGGTAATTTTGGACAGATGTCGACATCGCAACCCGCATCACCATTAGCTCTTAATGGGCTAGGTGCAATGTTCGGTAATATTTTTAGGGGTAGAATGTGATATGTTTCAGGCTCTTATTGGACCCATTGCTTCATTGGCTGGATCTTTTGTTGAGGGGCAAGTTTCCAAGCAAAAGGCGAAGGCAACTCTTGCGCAAACTGAGGCGGAAGCGAAAGCGGAGATAATGAAAACCGCAGCCACTCACGATTCCAAGTGGGAATTGATTATGGCTGAGTCTACAAAATCGTCCATCAAGGATGAAATAGTCACGGTAATTATACTAATTCCCTTAATTTTAGTCTTCATTCCAGGAATGGAACAGATTGTTAAAAATGGTTTTGACCGTTTGAACGAGCTTCCTGAGTGGTATACATACCTAGTTTTCCTTACAATATCAGCGGCACTAGGAATCAAGGGCGTAGATAAATTTAGAAAGAAGTAATAGTTAAAGGTGTTTTCTGATGAGTGCGGAAGAAGTAGCAAGGAAGCTGTTAGAGCTAAAAATACTACCACGTTTCATGATGCTGTGCATGACAGGCGTTTACATACGCTGTATTGAGTGGGCACTTTCGCAGCCGGATTTAACAACACAGCAGGCTTCGCTGATATCGGTGGTCACGGGGGCCATGACAGGCAGTCTGGCAGTCTGGCTGAACTCAGAAAAATGAAAGAGTTTGTCCTTGTCATTTCGATGTGGGGACACACGGGTGCCGAATGGGTTTATGTTGGCAATCAAATAGTTTTGCAACAATCTTTTACTCAAGACCAATGTTACAGTTTGTTACAAAAAGACATGTGGAAGGCAAACTATGACAACGAGTATTTTAAGATGAACATCCAATGCTTTCCTAAAGACTGTGCTGGAAAAGAAGTGTGTAATTAATGCCTGCAAAGTTAAATGAAAATACAGAGGTAGCACTACCTTTACGAAACATCATAAGCATGGTTGCAGCGGCATCCCTTGCCACATGGGCATATTTTGGGATCATAGAACGTCTTAATCAGATAGAAACAAACATCACAATGATGGAGTCTAATGTTAAGCATAATACAGAGTTCAGAATAAAGTGGCCGAGGGGAGAGATGGGGAGCCTCCCGGCTGATTCAGAACAATACATGCTAATAGAGCATTTGGCTGGTGAGTTGGAAAAATTGCAAACAGATATAGAAAGCGGTAAGGCTCCTTTTGATCAACAGCAGAAGTTAACATTAGATTTTTACGAGCGTCGCATTACAAGTTTGGAAGAAAACCTAGAGAAGCTTAGAAACGGTGATAATTAAAACAATGACATTGTTGCTGTATTTAAGTGGTGGCGTTATAGAACACACTGGACCGATGAGCATGTCTGATTGTTTAAGAATGAAACGTCAGATAGAACGGAATGGTTGGAAGGACAAAAAAGATACTCGTTACTCTTGTGAGAAGCGCGAAGTAGAGGTAGCTACGGGCATTGATGGCAAAGAGTATATTGTAAAGCTGGTTGACTAGAAAAAAATAGTGTAGGATAGAGACATGACACGGATTAAACAATTTGCTGATGACCTCGGTATTCCATACGATCAAGCAAAAAAGCTGGTTGAAAAAGGTCGTCGCAAAGTAGATAAAGGTTCTATTATCATGAGCAAAGCTAAAGCTAAAGCAAAAATTGAAGGTGAAACTCCAAGCGGTGCGCGCAAACATATTCCTAAAAAAGGTGGGACTCGTTTCGCTCCAAAAGTTCCTATGATGGAGGAAGTGGATCCCAATGTAATGCTAGGCAAAGGCAAAAAGTTAACGCGTCGTGGTGATGACGAAAAAGTTATTAAGGCCGCTGACGGTGCTTTTGTCCGTGGCATGGGCCGAGCATACATGGGTAACCCTAGAGCAACGAAGTTGAGATAATGGGTAGACAGGACTACACTGGCGGGGATCGAGGTCAGCAAGACCGCCAAGCCGACGCGGCTAGAGAAGATAACCGCCCCGATGTAGATTTCGGCGGCGGTAATGTTTTTGTCGGCGGTGCTGGTTCTGGTGGTGAGAGTCAAGAGGACTACAATATCCGAACAGATCCTCGTAATTCAGAAAGATATCAAAATTATTTAAACGCCACAGGTCGTAATCTTTCCAATCCGTTTGGAGACACTAACGAGGGCGGGATTTTTTCTTCTATATTTAATAAAAAAGACATGTCTTTTTTTGATGTAAATAATCCTCTTCAAAAAGCACAGGCTCAACAAATACTTGACGCAGGTTTTCGCAGATACGAAAATTTTAACCGCCTGTCGGCAGCAGAACAACGCAGAGGTTTTGGAAGCTTGTTTGGAGACTCTGAAGGTGAGATGACCGCACAGGGCGAGGTTCGAGAGCAGGTCACTCCTATGTCTACTTCAGAAATGGCAGCTAGACTTGCGGGCACTGCTGCTGGTTTAGGTGCACCACTATCCATGATTCCTGGAGATAACATAGGTTATGCTCCGATGGGTTCTTCAGGCTACGACCCACAACTAGACCCACAGGTAAATCCAGATTTAAAAAGCGGCCCGTTTAGTTTGTTGACTGGTGGAGTCAATATTCCCGAAGCTTTTGGTAGAGCCAAAGATTTTATTACAAGTAAATTAAGCCCCGCCGAAGAATTGGCAGCACAAACACGAACTCAGGCACGAGGTCCTGAATTAAGTGAATTAAGTCAAACAGTGTCAGGTGGTCGATTTGAAAATGAATCGGCAATAAAAAGACCACTATCAACAACAATACCAACACAAAAGCAAGAATCTTTGACATTTGACGGGAGCATAGAAAACAGTCAGCAACAAGGCGGATTAAGAGATAACCCCAACCTTGTTGCCGACGCAAGTGACCTTCTTCCAAATGTTTTTGACATTATACAGCAAGGGGATGTCTTAAATTTAAATAATCTTCTTGAAGACGGGACTTTATACGAAACGGAGAGCGGGAATAAGTTACAATTTGGTGTAGAAGATGGCGGACCTAAGTTAACATATAAAATTCCATTCAGCTTAACAACATAAAAAGGGCAGAGATTGGGTTGGGATCGGCTAGTTAAAAATTTCTCTGCCCCTGTTTTTGTTACGATTAAACGTACATATTGGTTTTAAAAGTGGACATATACGAATTTATAAACAAATATCAAAAGGTCTTGAATAATCGCATACAAGACATTAGTGTCTCTATAACCAGCGGTAGTATAACAGATATTGAAGACTACCGCGCAAGAGTTGGTGAAATACAGGGTGTCACCTTCGCTCTTGATGAAATGAAGGCCCTGCTAGAAAAGGCGAAGTATATCAATGACGCTGATAGTACCTGACTATGTTCTTGCTCAACGACAGGCAAAAGAAAAAGCCGAGAAAGAAGCAAAGAAAAAAACCCTGACAGAAAGAATACCACAGCCTACCGGATGGCGATTACTTGTCATGCCGTACATGGGTCGTAATAAAACTGACTCTGGGGTATATGTTCCCGATCAAACAAGAGAGCGTGAGTCACGCGCAACCGTAGTTGCTTATGTGGTTAAGATAGGTCCTTTGGCTTATCAAGATCATGATAAGTTTGGCGGTGAGGCGTGGTGTAAAGAAGGTGATTGGGTGTGTATTGGACGCTACGCTGGTTCTCGATTCCAGATTGAGGGCGGCGAAGTGAGAATTATCAATGACGATGAAGTCATTGCAACCATCGTTGATCCTGACGATATCAAAACGTATGGAGCGGCATAATGTCCACCGACGCATTACAGCAAGAAGCTGAAGAAAAAGAAATTATTGTTGAGGAAGCCGAAGAGCAGGAGCAAGAAACGGAAGTAAAAGTTTCTGAAGAAACCTCTGAACAGCCGGAACAAGAACAGGATAAACAAGAAGCTTCAAACGAAGGAGAGCTTCAAGAGTATTCTAAGAATGTTCAGCAAAGAATTAGCAAACTAACAAAAAAGTATAGAGACGAAGAAGCTCAACGGTTAGCTGCTGTTGAATTTGCAGAAGCGGTAAAGAAACAGAATGATGAGCTTAAACAAAGATTGAGTTCCTTAGATCAATCTTACACAAGTGAGTTTGGCACACGAGTTGATTCTCAGATAGAAGCAGCAAAACAGGCATATCAGAAAGCGTATGATGATGGCGACTCTGAGGCTATGTTTGAGGCGCAAAAAAATCTAAGTAAACTTGCTTTGGACCAAGCTCAACTGGAACAAGCAAAGCGAAAACAAGAGCAAAAAGCACAACAGCCAGCAGAAGAACCACAGGCTCAACAGCCAAAGCAGGCTCAACAACCACAACAACCAGATCCAAAAGCCGAAGCATGGGCAGAAAAAAACGACTGGTTTGGCTCTGATCAACCTATGACATACGCTGCTTTTGGATTACACAGGCAATTAATTGAGGATGAGGGGTTTGACCCGCAGTCCGATGAGTACTATACTGAACTTGACAATCGCATTAGAAAAGAGTTTCCACATAAGTTTGGTTCTCCTTCTCAAAACGATACAGGACCCAGAGTCGCTTCTGCTGAGTCCACGGCCTCACGGTCGAAGTCAACTAAGGGGCGCAGAACAGTCAAGCTGACTCCATCGCAGATAGCGATTGCAAAGCGGTTGAATGTTCCGCTCGAAGAATACGCTAAGTATGTTAAGGAGTAAGAGAATGACTGATTCTACAAAAAGAGTTTCACGGGACTCGCAAACTCGTGCAAAGTCCACAAGGCGCAAGCCTTGGGCACCACCTTCTAAGTTAGAGGCTCCAGAGCCTCCGGAGGGATATGTTCATCGCTGGATTCGTACCTCTATTCGGGGGGAAGATGATAAAATGAATGTTTCTTCTAAGTTACGAGAAGGGTGGGAACCTGTTCGTGCTGACGAATATCCTGAGTTATCGGGTCGATACCCAACAATTGAGGATGGTCAACACGCAGGTGTAATAGGGGTTGGTGGCCTAATGTTGGCGCGAATCCCAGAAGAAACGGTAGAAGAACGAACTGAATATTTTCGGGAGCAGACCCGCACACAAATGGATGCCGTCGATCAAAACCTTATGAGGGAACAACACCCCTCAATGCCTATTCATAATGATAGGCAAAGTCGTGTATCATTTGGGGGCAAGGAAAAACCCTAGCCCTCTTGATTTAATAAGGAGTAAGCAATGGCAAATGCAAATGTTGCCTTCGGCCTAAAGCCGATTAATACTGCTGGTAGCACTCCTGCTACTTCCGGTACTAATGCATACTTCATTGACAGCGGCGCAAGCGCGATCTTTCAGGGTTCAATAGTTAAGTGCGACAATGGCGGTGAAATCGTCATTAGTTCTGCTACTGCGGACACCGAAGCTCCTCTTGGCGTTTTTGCTGGATGTGAGTATGTATCCTCAACTACAGGTAAAAGAGTGTTCTCAAACACATGGCCTGGATCAGGTGCAGACACAAACTTCGACATTGTTGGTTTTGTGTATGATAACCCGATGCAGCGTTTCATAATTGCAACGGATGCTACATTTACCGATAGAGCCACTGCTATAGCTGCTATTTTTGAAAATACGCAGTTAGATAGTGGTGCAAGTGGTAGCACAACCACAGGAATCTCCAGTGCAAAGATGGATGTTGCAACTCTTGACTCATCAAATGCTTCTCTTCCTTTGAAGATTGTTGGCATTCAAGAGGATGTTGACAACGAAGACTTTGCTGCTGCTGGCATTTCTATGATTGTGATGCTTAATAATCACGCACTGCTTCAGGCTGATTCTGAAGCGGCAATTTCGTAGGGAGTGTAGGTAATGGCTATTTCTAGAGCACAACTCGCCAAAGAACTAGAGCCTGGTCTTAACGCTCTGTTCGGCATGGAATATGACCGCTACGAAGGGCAGCATGCGGAAATCTTTGACACCGAGTCATCAGACCGGGCGTTTGAAGAAGAGGTAATGTTGTCAGGATTCGGAGCGGCTCCTGTAAAAAGTGAAGGTTCAGGCGTGTCATTTGATGATGCGAATGAAGCATACACTGCTCGTTACAATCACGAGACAGTGGCTATGGCCTTCTCAATCACTGAAGAAGCTGTAGAAGACAATCTTTATGATCGTCTTGGTGCTCGTTACACTCGTGCACTAGCTCGTTCTATGGCGCACACCAAGCAGGTTAAGGCTGCATCTATCTTAAACAATGCTTTTAGTGCTGGCGCAAATGCTGGCGGTGACGGTGTTGCTTTGTGTGATGCATCACACCCGCTAACAAATGGTGGCACATTTGCTAACGAACCATCAACTGCTGCTGATTTGAATGAAACTTCTTTGGAAGACGCTCTGATCAACATCGCTGGTTTCGTTGACGAGCGTGGCTTAATCATTGCTCTTCGCGGCATGAAGTTAATTGTTCCACGTCAGCTTCAGTTTGTTGCAGAACGTCTGCTTGTTTCTAATCTTCGTGTTGGAACATCAGACAATGATGTAAACGCTCTGAAGTCAATGGGGATGCTTCCTAATGGTTATGTAGTTAATGACTACCTAACAGATACAGATGCATTCTTCTTGAAGACAGACGCACCAAATGGCTTTAAGCACTTTGAGCGTATGGCTTTGACAACTGCAATGGACCCAGACTTTGACACAGGTAACATGAGATACAAAGCTCGTGAGCGTTACAGCTTCGGCTTCTCAGATCCACGCTGTGTGTTTGGTTCTCCAGGCGCATAAAGTTGAAAACATCTTTTTCAAAGGGCGGGTATTCACTCGCCCTTTTTTATTGTATACTTAATTATCCTGACAACTCCATCGGGGGGTTGACACTAGCCAAGACAGGAGACGTACATGGCTAATACTACTTTTAATGGTCCCGTTCGTTCAGAAAACGGGTTCAAAACTATTATTAAGAACGCCACAACTGGTGGTCTTACTAATGAAATGACTCTCTCTACTTACAGCACTTCAATTACAATCGCTGCAAGTGGTACAGAGCACAAAGAATCATCAATCGGAATACCCTCAAACTTCATTCCTATGGGCGTTGCTATCACAGTAACAAGTGCTGCGGCTAACAACGTAAACTTGGTTGACATTGGTACAGATGCTGACACAGATGGTTTTGTGGACGGCATTTCTATTGCCATTAACGCAACAGGTTTCAAGGGCTTCTTCCCTTGTAACGGTGTTCTTGGCATGTCTGGTGGTACAACTACAGCGGCCACAGAAACAGCCGATGAGGTTGAAGTTGTAATTTCCGGTACAGCAGGTGCTGGCGGTGTTATTGCTCTGAAGTTCTTTGGTATTGCTTCTGATTCACCAACTGCTTAATAGGAGGCTGATATGGCTGCTTCTATTACAGCAAAAACTGCTACAGCCACAGGCACATTGCTTGGTGGTCGAAACCGCTTAAAAGCTTTTGTGGTTCGTTCTGCTGGTAGTGGGTCTCCTGCGGCAGTTTTTAAAACTGGTGGCTCCGGTGGCACAACACTTCTAACCATGACATTTGTAGCAGGTGACGATACTCAGATTACTATTCCTGACCACGGAATAATATTTGACGACGGATGTCATGTTACACTAACAAACATAGACTCAATCACTGCTTTCTTTGGGTAGTCCTATGACTCGTAAAAAAAGTAAGATGCCGCCTCGTAACAAGAAAAACTTTCGTTCAACGAAAGCAGGGGCAGGCATGACCAAGGCTGGCGTGGCGGCTTACCGTCGCGCCAATCCTGGTTCTAAATTAAAGACAGCCGTTACAGGTAAAGTTAAAAAGGGCAGCAAGGACGCTAAGAGACGTAAGTCTTTCTGTGCTAGAAGCGCAGGTCAAATGAAAAAGTTTCCTAAAGCTGCTAAAAATCCTAATAGCCGCTTACGTCAGGCTAGACGGAGATGGAAATGTTGAACATAAGCACATTATTTAGTGGTGCAAGCCTTGCCTTTATTGGTTGGATAGCATTTTCTGTTGTTGAATTAAAAACAGAAACAGCGGTTATCTCTGTTAAAGTAGATCAAAATCATAAATTATTAGCAGAACTCTGGGATTATTATCTACAGGAGAGGGTTAACGATGGCGATATCGCGTGGGTCAATCCCCAGCTTAATCTCAAAGCCACCTCAAAAACGCAAGTGGAGTAAGAAAAGAAAAGCAAAAATAAACTGCAAGCGTCCGCGTGGGTTTAGTCAAAAAGCACATTGTGCTGCTAAAAAGAAGAGAAAAAAATGAACAACGCTAAAAAGAAAAAAGTTAAAAAAGTTATTAAAGGTTTAAAAAAGGCATCTAAATTACATGCTAAACAAGCAAAAAGTTTAAAAAGTGTTCTAGGTAGAAAGAATAAAAAATGAGTAAAAAAGATGCATGCTATCACAAGGTTAAAGCTCGTTACCGGGTATTCCCGTCAGCATATGCAAGCGGTGCCATCGCCAAGTGCAGGAAAGTCGGTGCTGCCAATTATGGCAAGTCAACAAAGAAAGCCGATGGTGGCATACACGACCAAAAGCCCAAGCGCGCTTTCAGAGGAAAAGCCGTCAGAGGGACAGCAGTGGCGCGTGGATGTGGTGCTGTAATGAATCGAAGACGTAAAAGAACAAGGGGGGCGGTAACGCAGTCGTAGATGGATCCTGTTACATTAATCGCCACCGCCACAGCTTCATATCAGGCGATTAAAAAAGGATTCGCCCTTGGCAAAGAAGTGACATCAATGTCAAAAGACATTGGTAAACTTATGGGTGCTATAGGCCAAATTAAAGAGGGGCATGAGAAGGCAAAGGGTAGGCGGTTTGGTAGTGTAGAAGAGGAAGCTTTACACACCTACGCTGCAAAAAAGAAGGCAGAAAAGATGGAAGCAGAGCTTCGTAACTTCTTGGTTGCCAACTACGGATTTAATGCTTGGAGAGACGTGTTAAAAGTACAGGGTGATTTACGAAAAGAACGGCAGGCAAAGAAAAGAAAACGGGAGCGGTTGATAGAAGCAGTTATGGAATGGACGTTAGTGTCAGTTATAATTGCTATATTAATAGGATTAGGAATATTTATAATTGTAAGTATTAGAGGCTGATGGGAAGAATATGGCTGTTAGAAAAACAAAAGCTGGTCTTGCTCTCAAACGGTGGTTCAAAGAAGATTGGAAGGATCAGCGCACGGGGAAAGCGTGTGGCAGACGCAAAGGTGAAAAACGAGGTACTCCATATTGTCGCCCCTCTAAAAGGGTTTCTAGCAAAACACCCAAAACATCAAGCGAAATGACAGCCGCTGAAAAACGTAGTAGGATAGCTCAGAAGAAAAGAATAGGTCAGCCAGCAGGCAAGCCTCGACGTGTAAAATCTTTGAAAAGGAAAAAGAAAAAATGACGTTAAAAGACATACCCCCTGACAACAAAGGACTGCCAAATCTGCCTCAATCTGTTAGAAACAATATGGGCTTTAAGAAAAAGGGCGGCACTATAAAAGCACGAGACGGTAAATTTATGACTCGCAAAGAGATGGCTGGGGCAAGCCAGATGCCCAAACTTAATCGTTCATAAGGAGATTAAAATGGCGATGAAAAAGAAGAAAAAAGGTAGAGCACTTGGCGGTGCAAACATGAAGAAAAAAGGTATGAAGCGCGGCGGCGTGACCAGAAAGAAGGTTGGTGGTGCAGTCAAACGTGCTAACGGCGGTACTATGAAGAAAAAAGGTATGGCTCGTGGCGGTGTTAAACGTGCTAACGGCGGTACTATGAAGAAAAAAGGTTATGCCCGTGGCGGAGCTAAAAAAATGCGCCGTGGTGGCACTAGCAGAAGCAGATAAAGGTGTGTAAAACGTGGCATTTCTTCAAAGTAACATTCCACACTTTAAGTGTTGGGTGCGAAGAGAGTATACCTGCAATCATGATGACCACCACGGGGACTTTCTTCATGCGATGGCGATAGCCGTCACAGCGATGCCAAATCGCTGCTTAAGTTTTCAAACTATTTTCACTGGATGTGAGGTGGATGACACCAGTGAAGACAACATTCACGGGGGTGCAATGTGGGCAAGAATGCCTATAACAGCTTTGGTTGGAGACACCCCATTGGATGAGTGGCCTGAACCCATGCCTGTGCATTATGCGCAGCCTTGGGATTGTATGTCACACACACATGCAGTGTATGTTTTAGACAGAGCACAGCCATGCCCTTGGTTAGCGAAAGTAGATGGTGAAATGTATCCAGCTAAATATTACTTTACGGTAGACTACACGGATAGTGAGGTAGCTGACGATCCTGCACAGCACAAACAAAGTCATGTGCTTGAACTATTAGATGCGGGTAAATGGACAGGAAACATCATAGCTTTACCAAATAACAGAGTAAGAGTAACGCATCCTGCGTGGTTTGAAACAGGGCAAGGTGCTCCAGATTTTAGACCGTCACAGCATGTTCACTACTCTAAGTCAGATTTAGACTACACGTTAGATGTAAATCAGATTTTTGATAACCTATATGCAGAGGATTAATTATGGCAACTTCAGGTTCAACAGACTTCGACCTCGACGTAGCTGAGATAATTGAAGAAGCATATGAACGGTGCGGACTTGAGGTTCGCACTGGATATGATGCTAAAACGGCACGTCGTTCCATGAACTTGATGTTTGCTGATTGGGCTAATCGTGGTCTTAATTTATGGACAGTAAAGCAGGCAACGCAGGCTCTAACACAGGGAACCGCAACATATACCTTAGACTCAAATTACACGGATCTACTTGAAGTTTCGTTACGTCGTAGTGGCGTGGATCAAGAGTTGACCCGGATGTCTCGTGGGGAATATTTAGGCATACCTAATAAAACAACTCAAGGCAGACCAAGTCAATATTACTATAATAGACAAAGCACACCACAGATTACTTTGTGGGCTACGCCGGAAAATTCTACAGATACGCTTGTGTACTATTATGTAAAGCGCATAGAAGACGTTGATACATTAGCCAACACAACTGATGCACCATTTCGATTCTTGCCTTGTATGGTTGCGGGGCTGGCGTATTATTTATCAATTAAAAGAGCACCAGAACGGGTACAACTTTTGAAGTCTGTGTATGAAGAAGAGTTCCAACGTGCAGCGGATGAGGACGAAGATAGAGTACCGTTGAAGCTACAGCCTAGTATTTCTTATCTTCGGGTAAACTAATGGCTAGATACGCATCTGGAAAACATGCTTACGGAATATCAGATCGCTCTGGCTTTCGTTATCGTTTGTCTGAAATGATAACCGAATGGAATGGTCTTAAAGTTGGTCCAGATGAGTACGAACCAAAACATCCACAGTTAGAACCTATTTCTCCTGGTTCAGATCCACAAGCACTTTTTGAACCTAGACCAGACACAAGCACAGAAGTAGCTGGTCAAAGACTTTTAATAAAAAATGCATTTCAGTCTGGTTCTTCCGGTTCCGCTGTAGTTACAGTATTTGAACCTTCTCATGGTCGCAGCACATCAGATGCTGTTGTTTTTCGTAAAGTGGAGGCATTTGATGGGTTTTCAGAAGCTAGTCTTGAAAAGGCTACCGGGTATACGATCACGGTTATTGACGATGACTCCTATACAATCACCATCACGGGAGGAGAAACAGCAACAGTCGGTGGTACACGAGGCGGCGGTGACAATGCGACCGTTGGGCCGGGGACTGCTGCACCAACACCACCAACAACAGCATCGACCTTTGATGCTACAAATGTTACACTCGATTCGGCAACTAAGACTTTTGACGAGGGTTAAATGGCTAAACAAACAGTAGGAATTGGTTCTGCCGCAAATGATGGTACTGGCGATACCCTTCGTGCCGGAGCGGATAAGATAAACGACAACTTCAACGAAATTTACAATGCGTTGGGTAACGGCACAGCACTGACAGACATTATTGACACAAATGGTGTTATCGACGTTAGCTCTGGTGCAAACAAAATTGTTTTTTACTATGCGGCTCTAAGCGATCTTCCCAGTGCTTCGGCCTATCATGGTGCTATAGCTCACGTTCACGCTGCGGGAGGAATGTACTTCGCACATGGTGGAGCATGGCTTCGACTTAATGATGAAACAACAGGTCCTGTAACTAAATATACAGTTAGTGCTGCCACTGGTTCAGCATACCAGTTTACAGGTCCGGGTGCTACGGCTGGTAACAACCCTAACTTTACTTTTTACAAAGGTCATACTTATTTGATAGATAACTCTGCTCATGTAAGTGGACACCCTTTGCAAATAAGAACATCTGATGGTGGTTCTGCTTTTACAACAGGTGTCACAGAAAACTTCAACAGCACAACAGGCTTGACTCAGTTCATCGTGCCACACGAACCAAGTGATACTACATTAGTGTATCAGTGCACTGTTCACAGCAGCATGGTTGGAAATATAACAATAGTATAGTGAGCAGGTAACATGTCTTTTACATACGCACAACTCAAACAAGCTATTCAAGACTTTTCGGAAAATACCGAAACATCCTTCGTCACAAATCTGCCTGTGTTTATTCGTGGCGCAGAGGATCGTATCTTTACACTTGTTGATCTTGAGTTGTTTCGTAAAAATGCGACCTCTGCTTTAAGTAATAACGATCCTTTTCTAAGTTGCCCAACCGATTATCTTGCCCCGTTTTCTTTGCAAATAACAACAGCATCAAATAAAGTATTTTTAGATTTTAAAGATGTTAACTTTGTTCAACAGTATTCTATAGACACAGGCGCAAACGCTAGACCAAAATATTACAGTATCTATGACGTAGATAATTTTATTGTAAGTCCAACACCAGACAGTAACTACACGGTTGAACTACATTATTACTACAGACCCGCCAGCATAACTGCTGGAGCGGATTCGGGAACATCATGGTTGAGCGAAAACGCCCCTAACGCTCTTCTTTACGGCTCACTCGTGGAAGCGTATACTTACATGAAAGGTGAGCAGGATATGATGCAACTGTACGAACAAAGGTTCGCGCAGGAGATTCAGCGTTTGAAAGACTTGGCGGAAGCTAGAGAAAACTCAGATGCGAATCGTAGGGGTTTACCTAATAGGCCAAGGACTTAGGAGTAACAAATGGCAACGAGTAACGCAGCAACCACGTATCTTGAGCATCGACTGCTCAATTTTATTTTTAAAAACAATGCCGCTATTAGTGGTACAACTTTTGCTTCACCAGGAGACAGCATTTATGTTGGACTAGCAACCGCTGTTTCTGACGCAGAAGCTGGCTCTTTGACTGAAGCCACTTTTGGTAGTTATACAAGAAAGCAAATTGTTGCGGCAGATTGGACTTTAGCAAGTTCTAGCACAGATCAGCAGACAATAAAAAACACTAACAACTTTGAGTTTCCGGCATCCACAGGAACAACAAATGTAGTTACACATGCCTTTATTGCAGATGCCTCAAGTGGTGGAAACATATTGTTTATTGGTGCGTTAGATGCTTCAAAAACAATCGCTACAGGTGATGTTTTTCGTATTAACTCAAACAACTTAACTATTGAATTGAAGTAATGGCCCTTGTTCTGAAAGACCGCATAAAAGAAACTACAACTACCACTGGCACAGGCACTTATACGCTTGCTGGTGCTGTAGGTGGTTTTGAGGCTTTCAGCCAGATAGGTAATACAAACACTACATACTATTGCTGTACAGACGGAACTGACTTTGAAATAGGTATCGGCACCTATACTGCATCTGGTACAACCTTGGCCCGTACCACAATTTTGCAGTCTAGTAATTCTGATGCCGCTGTTAGTTGGACATCAGGCACCCGCACCATCTTCTGTACGTTGCCAGCAGAGAAGATGATATTTAATAATGCAAGTAATGTAGCGCAGAACTTTACAGAGCAAGACCCGAATGCGTTGGCGTTCGCAATAGCGTTAGGATAGTGACATGGCAAATGCGTTTAAGACTTTCACAGATACGGCGGTAGGCACTGGAAACGCCGATGTCTACACCTGCCCCAGCGCGACTGAAACAACAATAATCGGCTTGAACATAGCTAACATATTGGCGGTTTCAATCACAGTAAATGTACAGCTAATCAATAACGATGGCGACAATGTACACATTGTAAAGTCAGCTATTGTCCCTGTTGGCTCGTCATTAGTGGCGGTTGGCGGCGATCAAAAAATTGTGATGAATGCTTCCGACATTTTGAGAATAACAGCAAGTCAAGCGTCAGCAGCAGATGTTACACTGTCTGTATTGGAGATTACCTAATGGCACTTAGCACGATTAATACAAATCAGATAAAAGACGGCGGTGTTTCTAACGTAGATATTGCAGCATCAACCACCACTAACCCGTTTCGCACAAACGCTACTAGCATTACTAGCGACCTGACTGTGGCCTCTACAGAAAACGCAGGGGCGTTTGGGCCGATAACCATCTCCGCTACAATCACTGTTAATGGAGTGCTAACCGTTGTCTAGTCGTATTCTTGTAGATGAAATACATGGCAAGACCTCTGCTGCGTCTGCGTTAACTATCGATAGCAACAGTCGATTAAGTCAAGGTAGTCCAGTTGGTTTTCGCGCTAAGATAAACCCAACTCAAACTATTACATCGGGTGGAACAAGGTTTAGTCAATATGCAGTTCCCGGTGCAGGAGGGTTTAATACTGATGGTGCGGGAGGCACTGTTTTAAACATTAGCACTGGTGTAATAACTATCCCTGCAACTGGTTATTACTTCTATGGTATTGACGGCAGACTGGATAGTTTCGCTGGCTCTTATTATTATATGAATTTTGAATCAACTGATTCTTCAGGAACCAGCACTGGAATTACGTATGCTAGAACATTAACTCAAGGCAGTGGTAATACGTCATACGATGCGTTTACCGCAACAGGAATGCTGTATTTAACTTCTGGATTGTTTTTGGCTTGGTTTTATCAACACTCTGGGGATTCCAATGTCAGTATTAACAATGATACATATGTATCTATGTTTAAGGTGGGGTAAGTTATGGCATCAGAACTAGGCGTACAGACCATACAACACACCAACGGCACAGATGCTATAACCATTGATAGTAGTGGGCATGTTCTTACTCCTGCTAGGCCAGTATGGTCTGCGGGTAGAACAGGGACAGCCGCACAAACCACACAAAATGCGTATATAACCTGTCCGTGGAATACCGCCATCATAAATGACGGGAATTTTAATACCAGCACTTACGCATATACAACGCCTGTCGCTGGCCTATATCACATTAACTATAACATGAGAATAGATCACGCTAATTCAGGAATTTACATAATTACAAACATAGCTTTTGACGGCACTGTCGCAACTAATGCTCAGGCTTATGTTATTGAATCTAATGAAGGTCCACATCACTCAATGACATATTCAGGGATATTTGAACTTGCCGCAAATGTGGCAATCACAAATCTAGTGTATGTTGGGGGTGACACAAGCTGGGACTTTGAAGCCTATGGTCAGTTTAGCGGATATTTGGTGGGCTAAGAAATGGCATACATAGGCGCACAACCAAATAAACAGTTAACAAAGACGACAAGCCAATCCTTCAACGGCACAGGTTCGGCGACCGCGTTCACACTTAACCGCGCCGTGAACACTGGTGAGGAGCTAGAAGTATTTGTTGGCAACGTGCAACAGGAGCCTGGATCTGGTAAATCATACACAGCCACAGGAACTACCCTGACGTTTGATGAAGCTCCGCCTTCTGGTACAGGCAATGTGTACGTTATCTACCGTGGTCAGGCAGAAGTAACTACACGTCTGGAAGCACCAGATCTTTCTATTACAACTGCGAAGCTGGCGGCTAGTGCGGTGACTACAGCGAAGATAGCTGATGATGCTGTAACATCTGATAAGTTAGCAAGCGGGGCGGCTCAGACCCCGATCTCTGTGGCAGTTATAGCTGATGTAAAATCTAACAGTACAAGCGGGGGTACATCAATATCATGGGGCAGTGGCGGAAACAACAGGGACTTAAACACTAAACTATTCGACCCTGATAACATTGTCACAATATCATCTAACCAATTTATATTAGGTGCAGGAACGTATATTATAGAATTTTCTGCACCCTCCTATTTTGGAGATAGGCACATTGCTCAACTCTACGATGTAACAAATAGTGCATCAGTTCAATATGGCTCTATGGAATATTCACACGGCACTAATGGTGGATATGGTTCTAGTTTTGGTTATGCCAGAGTCGTTATAACTTCAAACACTACCTACAAGATTGTTCATTATATAGAATCAGGAAAAAGCAGCAACGGGCTGGGAGTGAACGCATCACTCTCTGGCGTGGATAGTATTTATACTCAAGTCAAGATTACAAAGATGGGATAGGAGTTTGAAATGCCATTAAGCAAAATACAAACAAGCTCTTTACCCGCTGGCTCTGTGTTGCAAGTGGTTCAACAGGTTTTGACAAATACCCAAGAGAGTACAGCTAACACATCTCTTAGCGACACAAGTTTAGTGGCAACCATCACACCTTCTTCAACTTCAAGCAAGATATTGGTAACAATTTCAACTCAGTCTTACACCTCTTCAAGTGGTGACATAGGATTGTACGGCCTAAACAGAACCATAAGTGGAGGTTCTGGTGTAGATTTAAATACAGGTGAAATTTTTCAAGCAAACCAACAAACTGGTGGTTGGCAACCAATGGTAATTAATTTTTTAGACAGCCCGTCTACAACTAGCGCAACAACTTATAGACTTAGGTTCAAGAGCATGAATGGTTCAAACTCTGTTTTTCATGGTTGGGGAACTGGCAGTGGTGGCTCTTCCCAAATAATAATACTTAAAGAGATTGCAGGCTAATGGCATATATAGGTATTGACCCAAACGTAGGTGACATCAGCTTTCAGACCTTTACAGGCACTGGAAGCGCAACTGCGTTTACGCTGGCGCAAAGCGTTGTCAGTGGAGAAGCTATTATGGTTGTTATTGGTAACGTCATTCAAGAGCCAGGGATAGGCAAGGCGTATACAGCGCAAGGCACGACACTAACCTTCTCTTCTGCGCCAGCTAATGGCGATGTAATACAGGTTCGCTACTTTGGTCGTGCTGTAGATCAGCCTACCAGCTTTGGTATGCAGTTGTTCAAGTACACAGCAACAGCAAGTCAGACTGCGTTTACAGGTGCAGATGCTAACGGTGCAATACTGGCCTTCTCTGGTAACGATGTGGACGTATACCTAAACGGTGTGCATCTTGACAGTTCAGACTTTACCGCCAGCAATGGTGATACGATCACACTTGGTTCTGGTGCAGCGGTAAACGATGAGTTAGTCATCCGCGCCTTCCGTGCTTTTACTGTGACTGATACAGTCAGCAAGTCTAGCGGCGGTACATTTGCGGCTGAGATTACAGCAACACAATTTCAGACTACAAACACCACGGTTGATACGGCTGTATTCCGAACCAATGGACAAACAGTAGACGAAGATACTACAATAGCATCAACCAAGAACGCATTAGCTATTGGTCCGCTGACCATAGATTCATCAACTACAATTACCGTAAGTGGTAATCTAACAATACTGTGAGGCGCAGATGGCTTCGATACTAAATGTAGACCAGATAAAAACTGCGTCGGGAACCGCTGCAAAGGTAGATGTGCATAGTTATTCTGTAGCTATTATAGCTGACAAAAAAGCGTATAATGCAGATGGTGGGGCGTCTACGGCAAACACAGTAAATGATAGAGATTTAAACACAAAACTACATGACCCAGACAACATTGTAACAATATCATCTAATCAATTTATTTTAGGTGCTGGAACTTACAGTATTATTTATAGTTGTCCAGCATATAAAGTTAATAGAAATCAAGCACAGCTTTATGATGTTACAAACTCTGCTGTAGTTTCGCGTGGCGCAAGTGTTTACGCGGTTAGCACTTATAACGGTCATTCTGTTTCAACAGGTTATGCTGTAGTGACCCCAACATCAAATACAACTTATAAAGTAAGACATTTTACTGAAAGTACTTTTTCTCAATATGGATTTGGGGTAGCAACCAACAGTCAAGTTTCTGGGCTAGATGGTTCTATTTTTACTCAAGTTCAAATAACTAAGATTAAATAGGCTAAGTCATGTCAACATTATTTGTAGATACAATAAATGAGAAGACCACAAACAACGGGGTGGAAATTCCGGGTCATATTATTAATATTCAATCTGTAAATTTTACTGGAACTCAAACTTCAACTAGTAGTTCATTTACAGATATTACAAATCTGAGCATAAGCATAACACCAAAATCATCTAGCTCTAAATTTCTTTTGTCTTGCTGTATAGCAGCAAGTAGCGACTCGTATTTTAATTTTTGTAGATTTGTAAGAAACGGAACAGCTATTCATCTTCCTGATGGATCGGCTTCATTTACTAGAAGTACAAGTAGCTTTAGTTTTTCTTCTAATATTATAGGCTCAAGTGCTTATCAAATGTTATTTCTTTCAGCCCAACATCTTGATTCACCTAATACTGCATCTACTGTTACTTATAAAGTTCAATTTGCTACAAGAGCAGATCAAAGTCACTCATGCCATATTAATAGAACCCATAGAGATTTAAATAATTCAGGTGGTTATGATGCTCGCGGTGTATCAACACTTACTGTTATGGAGATTGGCGGATGACTAGCATAGTCAAAGTTGATAACATCCAGAACTCCAGCGGCACAGCCGCGCTGTCCATTGATAGCAGTGGGCGTGTGTTCAAACCAGCAACACCAGCTTTTCACGCTTACGCTGATGACGGCAATTATCAAACCACAAGTCCTATTCCATACGACAATACTACAATAAATGTGGGAAATGCTTTTGATACAACAAACTATAAATATGTTGTTCCTGTAAGCGGCAACTATTTTATTGCAGTGCATTTTGGAGTTGTTCGTGATGATACGAGTGGAAATGAAAGCATAAATATTGAGCTTAAGAAAAACGGCACAAGAATCCAAAGAGGATACTTTGAAGAAGTATCTTCAACAGGTTATGGCAATATATCCTTTTCAGCAATACATGCTCTTGCCGCAGGGGATGAGCTTACTGTGACTTCTGGCGGAGCTGCTGATTACTTTGCGGCAGCCGCTGATACAATATTTTCTGGGTATTTGATAGGATAAGAGAACAAGATGACTAGCATATTAAAAGTCACCGAAATCCAAGACCCAACGAACTCGAACACCGCGCTGTCGATTGACAGCAGTGGCAGGGTTTCAAGACCTGTAATTCCCTACGCTTTTGTTACTTTTGCCGCTTCAAACTCCTATGTATCAAAAGCAGCTAATGCCATATTAGATTTTTCTGTCGCTGTTGTGAATAATGGCAATCATTTTAACACTTCTACCTATAAATTTACCTGTCCTGTGGCGGGGTTATACCAAGTTGAACTTGCTTCTTTAACTGAAAACAACAGTGATGCCTATGGAATATTCCCTGTAAGAAATAGCGGCGGCACTGAGGCAAAACTAACTCGATTTTACACTAACGCCCGTGCAATTGCGGGGGCTTCTTTTACCATAGAATGCTCTGCAAACGATGAACTGTATTTTAAGCCTGAACACACTAAAAATTTTTACTCAAGCACGGTTGATTCTAGTCATGTTCCCTATAATTGGGCAACATTTAGGTTTGTAGGTTAAATTATGGCAACAGTATCAGAAGCAATTTTAGCACTAGACCCAGACTGCCAGTTCGTACTGTACGGTGAGCCTACGAGCGCACAATCTTTTGATGCAGCCTTTCGACTTGTAACAGGCGTAGATAAAAATGGTTCTGCGATGTTATCAAGTGACCCTAAGGTTTGGCAAGACAAGGGTATCACTTGGGCATTAGTAGATAGAGAGCTAACTAATTTAAATAACGCTGAACCATTAAACTTGTTACGCGAAGAGCGTAATCGCCGTATCGCTGAAACAGATTGGTGGGCATCATCTGACCTTACTATGTCCACAGAACGCACAGCCTATCGTCAGGCATTGCGCGACATAACCAAAACATACTCATCACTTGACGATGTGGTGTGGCCTGATAAGCCGGAGTAAGCTATGAGTAACGCCCGTAATCTTGCTAATTTATTAGGCACAAGCACTACAATTCCGTCTCTTAAACAGCCTGCTGGCTCTGTTCTTCAGGTAGTTAGTACGACTAAAACTGACGTAACTAGCTTTGCTTCATCAAATACAGACAATTTTGTTGATATAAGTGGTATGTCTGTAAGCATAACACCAACCTCATCAAGCAACAAAATATTTGTTATGTTTTCTTGTAATGTTTCACAAAGTACTACTGCAACAGCACATATTCGACTAGTAAGGGGTAGCACTGCAATTTCGGTGGGAAATAGTTCTGGAAATAGGTTTGGGTCAACTAGCGTGCTTCGGTCACAGGCAACCCCATATAATTTTGAAATGGGAGAACTTAGTGGAATGTTTTTAGATTCTCCTGCGACAACATCAGCTACGACTTACAAGATACAAGGCACTTTAGGTTCTACTTATAACGGAACATTTTATTTAAATAGGACAAAGAATGACAGTGATAACGACTATGGGGCAAGAGGTGTGTCGTCAATTACAGTCATGGAGATTGCAGGATAATGTTTGGTTCTCACGCAATAGCTGAAAACAGTATAGCTACTGACGGCATTGTTCTTTTTGGAAGTCAAACGCTCGACGCAAACTTCACACAGTCAACGGACTTATCCGCCATATTCAGCGGTAGTATGGATGTAAATGCTTTTTTCTCTAAGCTTGCAGCAGCTTCAGGAACGCTTGTTGCTGAAATAGATATATCTTCAGACTTTACTCAAACTACAAATGGTGTTCGTTTTGCTATAACCTCTGCTTCACTAGATGCTCAGTTTGATCAAACCACGGCTGCAAACTTTAATGCTTCTGGGGTTGCGGCAATAGATGCAAACTTCACACAGACTACTACACAAACCTTGATAGCTGCGGGTGTTGCTCAGTTAGACGCAAACTTCACACAGACCACAGCATCTAATGTGTTGTTAGATCTTATAAGCACACAAGATTTTGAGTTTGAGGTAGACCCATTAGGAGGTTTGTTGACTCTTGCTACAGTCGATATGGATTCACAATTTAACCTATCGACTCTAGGCGGACTTATCATAATTTACCCTGGAGCAGGCGAAGGACCGATAGAAATCAACAGTGTATTTGTGATAACAGCAAATGGTGATATACTCTGGGAGCAAATTGACGCGGGTAGCACACCAGAAAACTGGACACAAGTCACACACACTGGCGATACCTGGACTCAGATAAACGCAGGAACGTCGTCGGAAACATGGACAAATAAGGTGGTATAAATGGCAAGTACCTACACAAATAATACAGGCATAGAACAGCCGGGCTCTGGAGAACAGGCAGGTTCTTGGGGAACAACCGTCAATCGTAATTTTGATATTATTGACGCGGGATTGCATGGTCAGCTTGAAAAAGCGGTAACTGGAGACTTTGATTTAACGACAACAGATGGGGCGGTTTCTGATGGGCAGCATACGGTTATAATTTTAACAGGAACCCCCGGCTCTACCTTCGAAATGCGCGTCACCCCTATTAACCAAGAAAAACATTTTACTGTTAAGAATGACACCGATTCTGCCTGTCGAGTTGTGTATAAAGGCGTTTCTTACAGTGCCAGCACTGGTGTTGAAATCGCATCAGGTGCTACCCAAGCAGTAACGGGCGATGGAACGAAAAATGGGGCTACTTCAGGTATTTTCAAAAACTTAACCCCTCCAACTGATTTAGTGAATGATTCATCTCCACAATTAGGAGCTAACTTAGATGTTCAAACACACTCTATTGTTAGTACGTCAAACCGCAATATAGCCATTACCCCAAACGGCAGTGGTAAAGTTGTTCTTGATGGTCTAAGTTACCCAACCGCTGATGGAACAAACGGTCAGTATCTACAAACAGATGGTTCTGGAACTTTAAGTTTTTCTACCGTGCCAATTAGCGGCAGTACTTTTAATCTAGGCGATTGGACGCTGAGCGTTGTAAATAATGAATTAGTTTTCAGCTACACAACAGGCGGCACAACAACCGCCGTAGCTAAAATTGCAACAGATGGAGCGATTACTTCTGAAGGTGATATAACTGCGTTTGGTAGTTTACCATAAATATAGGAGTATAAAACTATGCCTATACCTGATTCTGGCGCAATAAACATGTCGGACATAAGAACTGTATTCGGTGGTACTCAGCCGGATGGATTGGGAGAGTACTACAAGGGAGCAGGTATTGTACCCACTAATGCAACAACAGTGAATGTACCCACAAGCGGGCCATTGAGTTTTAGTAATTTTAGAAGTTCAGGCGGAACTTCAAACAGAAGCATTAAATTTAGTATGCGGTATGATCCTACAGCAAGTTTTTCTGGAGTAGGATTAGCGGCTTCAGATTCAGTGACGGGTACACCCTACGCTTATTCAGGAAATACCAGTAATAATGTGCGTTATTATCAACCCGTGTTTCGCGCAGGAACAGGATTTATAACCACGCTTTCTTTTGGAGTTGGTCAAAATGAGGATGTTTCCGCTTTGACAGACAATGTAGTTTTGTACGGAGGTACCGATAGTTCAACAGTAACCGATGAGGTATTAAAATTCAGGTGTATTTACCACGGAAGTCTTGGAAATACTCTCTATTGGCGAATAAATTGGAATACTAATGGAAGCATCAGTAACGTATCTTATACAGGAGCAGCTTACCCCAATAACCCATCTGTGGTAAGTTTGTATTACCAAAACATAAATTCAAATCATAGATGGTACAGGTTTTCCGCAAAGTCCCCAGTAAGTATTGGAAAACAAGGTTTTATGATTAATTTATTAAGTTTAAACAATGTTCCGCAACCCACATAGGTAACACATGGCGTTAACAAAGTTACAATTTCAACCTGGTATTAATACGGACATTACTTCATATTCCAATGAAGGTGGGTGGCGCGATTGTGACAAAATTAGGTTTCGGTTTGGCTACCCTGAAAAAATGGGCGGTTGGTCCAAGTATAGTAGCAGCACTTACTTGGGTACGGTTCGCGGTCTTCATAACTGGATTGCGTTAGACGGCTCCGACTTTCTAGGGCTAGGATCCGAAATAAAGTATTATATTGAAGAGGGGCAAAGATTTAATGATATTACTCCTGTAAGAACCACTACTTCCCCAGGAGAAGTGTTTTTTACCTCTACAAATAATTCAAATATTATTAAAGTAACAAACCCTGGACACGGTGCAGCAGAAAATGATTTTGTAACTTTTTCTGGAGCAGAATCTTTAGGTCCAAATATAACTGCAGCTTTACTTAATACAGAACATCGAATAACTGCTGTGCTTGATGCAGATAATTATCAGATCACATTAACCGCAACAGCTAATATTACTGGAGTAAGACAAACAACCTTCGCTGGCACTTCTGCTGGTTCAGCTACGCACACTGAAAAAACGCAGAGCGCAACAAGCGGTAGTGGGACAGGTGCAGAATTTACTGTGGTTGCAGGTGGCTCAAGTTATGGCTCTGTAACTGTGACAAAGATAGGCACGGGCTATGCAGTAAATGATACGATAACCATTCCAGGTGCTTCTCTTGGCGGCTCTACACCAACTAACAATCTCACCATTACTGTAACTTCCCTTGACGGAGATATTTCAGACGGAGCGTCCAGCAGCATTGAAACTATGTCCATTACCGCTCAATCTCAACAACAATCAAGTGTAATTGGCCCAATTTCTTCCATTGACCCCACAAATGCCGACCAAGTATCTGGTGTAAACCCTGCAGAAAACAGTAATCCTGTAAAAACAGTGAGTGTTACCTCCGGGACTTCTACAGGCAGTGCTACGTTTACAAACGTCACAGGCACGTCGTCTGGTGCAGGTGCGGGGGCTAAATTTACCATTACAACAGATGGTTCTGGCGGATATACTGTAGATGCGGTTACAGATGGCGGTGATGGTTACGACGTAAATGAAAACATAACAATTGCAGGAACAAGTCTTGGCGGGGCAACAACAGCGAATGATCTTGTTTTAAATATAACTTCTGTTGAACCACATACTTTTGATTTAACTCAACCTAACGCAGGGCCTGGGACAGGCTTTACTGCAAACTTTACTCAAAATACTGTAGGCTTTACTCCCACTCAAACACAAAGTAATCCAACGACTGCGTTTACTTTTCGATTTTTTTACACTTTTAGTGGAGCAAACTCTGTAAGTAACGGAGGAAGTGGGTACAAGGTAGGTGATACTTTTTCTTTATTTCTTGCACTCGGAGCGGGCGCAGCAGGCGCAAGTTCTAAAACATTTCGAGTAGACAGTCTTGTAAACAACACCACAGCAGAATATCAGATAAACGTAGGTTTAAATACAACCGTGGGAGGTACAGGTTGGGGTGCTGGACAATATTACGGGGTTACTTCTGGTGCTTTACAAACAACCTTGAACGAAGGTGGAACTCTTAGCTCCTCTGACACCACAATTACACTGACTAGCACAACTGGTATAGTTGCCAATGATGTAATCTTAATAGACAATGAGCTTATACTTGTAGGCGGCGTATCAAGCACTGGTGTCAAAACAGTAGGATCTATAACAGCCTCTGGTGGATCGGCTGGAGCAGCCACGCATACAGGTAAGGCTCAAGCAAGCACAAGCGGCAGCGGCACAGGCGCAGAATTTACTGTTGTTGCAGGATCAACAACATACACGTCAGTCACCGCAACCACCGCTGGGAGTGGTTACGCAGTTGGGGACACTATTACAATAACTGGTAACACGTTAGGTGGTGCAACCCCTCTTAATGACGTAACCTTTACAATTACAGCGGTTACAAATGATTTGACTGGGTGCACAAGAGGGTATGCAGGTACTCAAACAAGTTCAAACGTCAATACTTTTGGCCCGACTGTAGCTGCAACTCACGCTGACGGTTCTATTGTGCGGTTAGCAAAAGGTAATGCTGACCCAATTAATGACTTTGCCGGGTGGGGTGACGCTGCATCTGGAGGGGTTACTACTCGTAATCAAATAAGATTATGGTCTCACGATAACTTTGTTGAAGATTTAATATTAAATCCAAGAGATGACCAAATATACTATTGGGACAGGACAAGCACACTGGCCTCTCGTGCAATTCCATTAAACACTCGACCGGGAACAAGAACAAGCATTCCTACTAAATGCAAACAAGTTCTAGTTTCAGACACACAACGTCATGTTATTGCTTTTGGCGCAGATGACATAGGCTCAAGTGCTTCTGACATAAATGGAAACGGCATACAAGACCCGCTTTTAATAAGATTTTCATCAAGAGAACTGCCCACAGATTTTTTCCCGACTGTAAACAATACGGCAGGAACTTTACCTTTAGGTGCAGGATCTACTTTTATGCAAGCTATTGAAACAAAACGTGAAATACTTGTTTGGACAGACACCGCACTGACGTCAATGAGATTTGTAGGGGAGCCAAACGTGTTTGGTCTTCAACAAATTTCAAGTAATATTACTATTATGAGCCCAAATGCAGCCGCAGCGACAGAAGATTTTGTTTTTTGGATGGGCATTGATACTTTTTACGTTTATGACGGTCGCACTCAAACCCTACCTTGCACTGTTCGCGACAAAGTATTTTTGGATTTCAACCTTGAGGAACGAAATAAAGTAGTGGTGGGAGTGAATACAGAGTTTAGTGAGGTAATTTGGTTTTATCCATCTGAAAGTGCTTCTGAAAATGACAAGTATGTAACCTTTAATTATAGCGAAAAAGTTTGGTATTTTGGCACACTTTCTAGAACAGCGTGGTTGGATCGCGGCACACGGCTCTTTCCCTTAGCCACGGCAGATGGTTTTCTTTACAACCATGAGCTTGGCTATGACGACGACGGCACCGCCATGAACTCATTCATTGAATCTGCAGGCATAGACATTGGTGACGGGGATAGGTTCACTTATGTGAGCAGAGTAATTCCTGATTTAACATTTGATGGTTCGGTTGCTTTGTCTTCGCCACAGGCAACTTTTACAATAAAAGGTCGTAATTATCCTGGGGCAGATTTTGATCAAAGTTCAGCAGTTCCGGCGATTCGCACCGCCTCTGTTCCTGTTGAAAAATTTACAAATCAATTAGATGTAAGAGTTCGTGGACGTTCCTTTGCACTTCGTGTAGAATCAGATGCAATAGGGTCTAAATGGAAGCTGGGTAGCCCAAGGGTAGATGTCAGACAAGATGGCAGGAGATAATGGCAAGCACTCAACCGCCACCAAGATTACCTGAACCACCGCCAGAATATGAACAAAATTACCTGGTGGATTTGGTGCGGGCAATACAGACTTTTATTGAGCAGGAGCGTAATCCTGGACCGATAAGAGCTTCTACCATAACTTTGACTGACTTACCTACGTCTGCCACTGGACTTGAGACAGGGGCACTGTATAATGATGGTGGCACAATAAAGGTTGCATAATGGGTCTTTTCGATAAAATCAAAGATGTTATTGGGGATGTAGCCCCAATTGTACTGCCTGTAGCTATCAATGCCTTTCTACCGGGATTGGGTGCGGTTGCATCTGGTGCTCTTGGTGCAGGCATTGGCACCTTGTTACAGGGGGGTGATGCAAAGGACGCATTGAAGTCTGCAGCCCTTGGTGGGGGCATTGGTGCTCTTAAAGTAGGATTTATGGGCGACAAAAGTTTTGCAGATAATTTAAGAGCTGACTTTGACGCTACAAGAGGCGTATTCTCTCGTCCTTTGCGTGAAAGCACTTCCACTTTAATAGGTGGTACGCAAAAGCCTTTTGAATATGACCCGCTTCAAACGGAAGCAGGAAGAGCGCAAGCGTTTGAAGCAGCTACGTCTGATGAAGGTCTGGGGCTTCCAACCCTTGAAAAACAAACAAGTTACTTGTTACCTGAAACCTACGATGCTGACGCCATTAGGGGGTCGCAAAATTATGCAGATAAGATAGCTGCAGGAGCTACCGACAAGCAGGCTATGGCGGAGTTGCAAAAAGAACTTAACCCAAGCGTCCTCCAGCGTTTTGGGGTCCCTGCTGCGTTAGGTTTAGGTGCGATGACCCTATTCAGCGAGGAAGAGGAAGAAGGCGAAGGTTTAAGCCCTCTTGAAACAGTGGATTCAGATCAGTTTAGAGTCGCGAATTTAGACCCTTACGCATATAGATCAACGATGGAAGACATTCTTAAACCTTCCATTCGCAACTTTGAAGACGGGGGCTCCACTAAAGTTCCTGATAAATATAAAGGTTTCTCTAAATTACCTGAAGGTGTTCAACAAAAGATTTCTCCTCAGCTTGCTAAAAAGTATGCCCAAGGAGGCGTGGTTGGCGGTTTGATGGACTTATCTAACCAAAGCAGACAAATGGCAGACGGTCTGCGTAGTATCACCACTGGGTCTGGTGGGTCTGGAATAATGACAGGCATGTCTCCTATCAATAACATGGCAATACCTTCCTCACAGACCCCTCAACTTTCTTTGGGGGACATGGCTTCTCTTGGTTTTCCAACTCCACAGTATATGCCAATGGATACAGGGTCTGGAACGGATCAGTTTGGTCGACCTATGGAGAGCCAGTTGGGTAGAAATATGCCATCGACACATGGAGACCCTGCCCCTGAGCCACTTTTTAAAGGCCTTGGAGCTATGGCAGCAGGACGCCCCTTTATGCCAATGATGAATTTTAAAGATGGCGGGGAAGTTGACTACTTTCCGCGTCGTAACGGTGGAATTGGGCCTGGAGAAGGGTCCGGCACAAAAGATGACGTGCCTGCTATGTTGATGGACGGAGAGTTTGTAATGACTCGTGATGCTGTAAGAGCTGCGGGTGGGGGGAGTATAGATAAAGGCATAGATAATATGTATGGTTTAATGCGTAATTTAGAGGCTAGAGCATAATGTCTTCACAAACAATAAGGCAAATAACACAGGAATCTCCTGAGATAGAGGCTCGTAAACTTGGGTTGTTGGACTCAGCTAAAGAATTAGCTGACATTCAATTAGATTTACCTGATTATGAAATTGCTGGGCTAACTGATCTGCAAAAAGAAGCTTTGCGGCGGGGCGACACCATGTTCGACCCGACAGCAGATTTTGATTTAGCTAGAGATTACCTTGCAGCCACCGTTGGTGCAGACCCCGCAGCAATACAAGCCGCTATGGACCCTTACGTTGGCGAAGTAATTCAAAGGTCTCAACAAGATATTTTTGATCAAGCCAGACAACAGTCCAAGCAGTTTGAAGACGCAGCAATGGGCCAAGGGGCTTATGGCGGTGCTCGTGGAGCCTTGCTACAGGGCGTTCTTGCTGCAGAAGCTGCAAGAGATGCTGGAGATTTGGGGGCAAAGCTCCGCTCACAAGGGTATAACGATGCTTTGAATCGTTTGGGTCAAGCTGCTACAGGCATTGCAAGTTTAGGGCAAGTTCAACAGGGCGCAGACCAAAGCGGCATAGGCTTCCAATTTGATTTAGGTGCAAGGGAACAGGCACAGAACCAAGCCGAATTTGATACTTTGCGTCAAACCCAAACACAACAAATGATGGAGCCTTACCAACGAATTGGGTTCTTATCTGACATTTATCAAGGCGCACCAAGTAGCGCAATGACTTTTACAGACGGCACTGCTCCTAATGAAGCGAGCCCAATGCAACAATTGTTTGGTTATGGTATTGCAGGTTTGTCTGCCGCGTCAGGTGCTAATCAGTTAGGGTTATTTGGATAATGTCTGTTTATGACAGAAACATGTTTCGCGGCTCACGGCCCACGGATCAGCCAGTAAAGCAAGCAGAGCAAATGCTGATGAAAAAGGCTGGCGAAAAAGTCATGTCTGACGCAATGGGCGGCATTGCTGCAGCAAAGGACCCTGTAGAATTAATGAACGCGATGCGCGGTGATGAGCGCACCATGAAGGAGCGCAGGCAGGAGCTTGGCGGCATTGTGGGCATGAAGGACGCTAACAAGACACCTGAATCTGTGGTTACGTTGGTACAGCCTGTAATGCAGATGCGTGAGGCACAGGCCCCTGTTGACCAAGGTATTGGTCAAATAGCGCAACGGGCTATGGACACTCCTGTGACCAAGGAGATGACACAAGGTATCGTGCAAAAGTTTAGTAACGGGGGTCAAGCCCAGACAATAACGCAGCCTTTGATGAACGCAATACAGCAGGGCATGGCAGGCGGAAGGGGTAAAGCTGCCCCCTCTTCTCCTAAGCTAATGGATTTTTATAATAAAAACTTAGAGTTAGCTCGTCAGATTTACGGCGGGGATGAAGAGGCAGACAGAAAACAGGCGTTGGCTAACCTTCTGTTAGGAGGTTTAGCCCCTGCAGGATTGCAAATAGCACAAGGAGTTCCCGTTGCAGAAGCCTTGATGCCTATTGGTCCCTTATTGGCTACTTCTGGTGCTTCGGTAAGAGAAGCAAAGAATAAGCGTGAAGCTGCTGCTAAAGCCGCTGCTCTGGACATGGCAAGCGATCAGTATACAGCGTCTCAAAAGATAGAAGCGGTTAATCCTGAATATGATGTATTTCGGGGTGGCATAAAAATACAAGATGGCACACCAAAACCTCAAAAACCGCTTGGTGCAGGCACAACTAAAGATTACAGATACGAAGGCAAAGAACCCGCTGATATTCCTGGTGTAGGAACTATACAGCCGGGTCAGACCTTTCCAATTGGAGGAAATGAGTTAAACACTGTATTCAAGTCTATAAGAACGCAATTAAAAGAAGTAAAAGACCCTCCAAAACCTCAAGCTGCTGGGGCACAGGCCGAATATAAATACGAAGGCGAGGAGCCCTTAACTCTTCCAGGAATTGGAACAATAAACCCTGGAGACGAGATAAGCCTTGGGTCTAATGAACTAAGCTCTTTAGGTACTTCAAGAACTTTATTCAAGCTTGTGAAAGAGGATACCTCTCCTATAACAAGTGACTTAATTGCGTCTGAGCCTGTAACAATAGGCGGCAAAGTTTATAACGCTGGAGACGCCATACCGCCCATGAGCACAGACGAGTTAAAGACGTTGAAAACCAGACGGACTTCACTCGTCAGTCGCACCAATTATGATAGAGGTAAACTTTCAACTCCAAAGGCTATGTTTAAAATTGGTGATGACGGCAAACGGGAAGAGAAAATTGCCTTCACTGAAGGTGATTTAAATAATTTCAATGCCCAAGGCTTTTCTACCATTACACCTGAAGACTTCGTAACTACAGTGCTTGTGAAGCCAAAAGCTGACGGAACTGGATTTGAAAAGAAATACGCAAAAACTCCAGATGAATACAATCAGTTTATTCAACAGGACTTCTTTCCATTCAATAAGGATATGATAAAGACTTTGGGCAACAAAGCTGTTGCGCTGTTCCCAACAGGTAGCGTTATTGTTGCAAGCAACTTTGACCCTCTGCCCATGTTTAATGAAGCAGGTGAAATGAAGTTAGTTAAAAACGATGCTGAAATGTTAGCAGCTCTCAATCCTGATCAAACTGGCGGGGCATATTATTTACCAGAAAAACCAAGTAAGGACGTTACTAAAAAGAACGCTTACGCCAATATTCAACCTCTTGCATTAAAATTGGACGCTTGGGCAAGTGGGCAGGACCAAGAGTGGACCCCACAGATGCAAATGGATTTTGATACTAATTTGGCAGCAATACAGTCATCAAGCGTTCTAGTCCCCAACCCTGATGGAAGTGGCGGTGTAGTTGTACAGAAAAATGCAGTGCCTGATTATGTGATTGGTGCTATTGCTAAAGCAAGACAGAAAGACCCCAACTTCTCAGATTATGGGCTCTTGCCGCCTCAAACTGACCCTTTTGAGTCAGTTGTCGCCCGCTTTAAAAAACCAAATATTATTTTAAGCGCAGAAGAATCTGGTGTTAATATGGAAGACGCCATTGGTTTTACTGATTGGATGGGAAGAACTCTAGTTGATGGTGGTTTTGGTGTACTTGTAGAAGCTTTCGGCGGAAACTTTATTCCCAAGAATCCTGAATCAGCAGAGGCCGTAGAAAGCATGAATTATCTCATGAATCAAACTAAGACTGCTGCCTTAAAAGAATTAGCTGGCAAAGATTCTGAAGGACTTAGACGAGAAATAAGTAGTCTGTTATTTAATCCCGGCAGTCCGTTTTTAACTACGCAAAAAGTTCGTTTAAATTCTGAAAAAATGACTGCAAGACTGCAGGATGCTATTGATTTGAAAGAGTCCGCTTTAGCCGACCCATTAACAAGCCAAGACCGGGTTGAGCGTTTAAAGGACAGCATCCGTGAGTTAACTCAATTGCAATCTAATTGGTCTCAATTAGCTGACAACTTTGGTCTCACGGGACAAAAGCAAGGCAGTGCTAACCAGTTGAGACGAAATACCCAACCTCTCGGGGATTTTTAATGACGACACAAACTGCTCAACCAAATCAAAATCTATCCTTCTCAGAATGGGTAAGTGCTAACTTTAACCCGTTTGGTCCTGTAGATACTCAAAAGGAATCTGATGCGATTGATTTAGATTATGATGCGCTTTATGCGGCGGGCATACCCCAAGATGCCATTGTTGCAGCAGTTGCAGACAACTTTAATATCGATCTTCCATTGAAAGATGATAAAGGAAGACCAGTAGACCCCGGAAATTTTTTATATGCTTATACAAATGCCGCAAAACCAGGAACTATCAATGCTTTTACTGATGGTTTAATCAGGGGAGTTCTTGAAACTGGAGGTCCAATGGTTGCTGGAGCATTTACTGTTGGCAAGGGAGTGGCAAAAGCACCTATACCCCCAAATGTTAAAGCTCCTCTTATTCCTATAGCATCTTTGTTTGGAGCGATTGGGGCTACAAATACATTCGGTGAACCTCTTGTGAGTGCAGCCGAAAGATTTCAAATTTTAGACAAACAGGGCACACGATTGCCACAAAACAGATTTGCTGAAGCAATGGGTAAGTCTATGGGGTCAGGTGGTCCTTTTATATTTGGGGCAAGATTTATCGGAGACTCTACCAAAGATTTTGGTGGATTCCTGTTATCTGAAAACATTCGAAAAGCTGGTCAACTATATCCGCCCTTGCTTTTACCGGGAAAAACAGTTGAATTTCTTGGCAAAACTGCTCAACAAGTTGGTAGATCTGCTCGTAATGACCGTGGAAAATTTCTTAGTTCTGAAACATCAATGCTTACAGGAGCAGGTGTAGGAGCAGGTGTAGGGGACATTGCAAGCCAAGGAGACCCCATGTCTGTCGCTGGTGGTGAATTGGCTGGGGGCTTTATCATTACCAAAACGCCTGCAGGAATACTTTTAAATAATATAGGAACAATCACTAACAAATTTAGAAACTACGGTGAAACCACCGCTAGGCAAACTTCTTTTGGTTTAAAATTACAAAAACTGTTGAGAGATACAGGTCGTGATCCTAATGAAATAGCAAATGCAATTGAAGCTCAAATTGGGCCAGATGGAAGATTGCCTGCTTTTGCAAGAGAACTTTTGGATGGCGAGGAGATGCCAAGTCTGACAGTCGCAGGTCTTACAGACGACCCGATTTTTGGAATGTTGGAGAACTACGCAAAACAAGCTAACAGCGGCACGAGCAAGTTAGATTTAAAGTTGATGGATGCGTATGAAGAGCAAGTAAACTTTTACATGAGGTTGGTGGGTGCCTTACGAGAAGAGGGTGACCCCGCATCACTAGTGCTTGCCCAACAAATACGTGAAGATTTATACAAAGACATGATTTCAAGACAACTGACCACGGCTAACGAACAAGCTAGAAACGCCGCTGCAGCTTTGGGGTCAAACGATTTTTCTATTATTGGTAGGGGCATCAAAGTAAGAATAGACGGACTTGTTGAATCAATTTTAAAACAAGAAAAAAACCTTTGGAACGCCACCCCGACCGTCGATATACCCTTTAAGCAACTAGACAATCTAAAAGAGAGTATTTCTGGTATAAAAGAGGAATTTTTTCTAACAACACAAGATTTTCCATCTAATGTCAGACAAGCTTTAGCTGCTTTTGAAGTTAAAAGTGGTAGAAATTTAATTACCGCAGACAGTAAAGAGGTTATAGCTGCTCAAAGAGCTTTAGATAATTTACCCCCATTAACTGAAAAAGCATATGAACGCATTCTTGGAATAGTAAACTCTCCTGAAGATTTAAGAATAAGGGGAATATCACAGTTAGATGATGGTCCTTTTGTTCGTCCGTCGCAAGATTATCAAGTTCTTGATTACATTGCACAACGTCGTAGAGCTGGCGATAAATCAGAAGATTTAAAGCTTGCAGAAAGGGCAGCTAATGCTCGCATCCGTCGGTCGAAAGCAATGTCTGAAAATCAAAGACAAATAAGTAAACCTGAAGAAGAGTTTGAATCACCAGAGTCCATTACTACAAAAGATACAAAGAAACTTCGCACAACAATAAATGATGAAATTAGAAGGCTTGAAAAAGACGGTCTATACGGACAATCAAAACCGTTACGAGAATTAAAAGAGGCAATTGATGATTTAGAAGGCATTGTTTTGGGAAGCGATGATTCTTACCAAAGAGCACGGGCATTTACTCGCGCTAAAAAAAGTGCTTTCAATCGCACTTTTGCAGGCGACCTATTAGAAAAAACAAAGGAAGGTGGCCTGCGCGTAAGAGAAGAATTAATACCTGACTTTTTGATGGGCGGTAGTATCAACGCTAGAACTATGAAGTTTAGAGATTTAGAAGATACAAAAACATTTATTCAAGACCAAATTGAAGAGTTAGACATTCCCCTAGAATTACAAATTTCAGATGAAGAAATATTTGGCGAGGCTCAACAACAAGGCTTAAGTCAATCTTTATTTCAAGCTGTCTCTTATGCCGCTCGTCATCCGAATTATGGCGTTTTGGACGCAAACGGGCGTATTGTGCCTGAAGCAGCTCAAAAATTTATACAAGAAAATGATGATATTTTGCAGCTCTATCCTCAGTTACGAGAGATGCTTGAAAACGGCAGGCAATTTGAAACTGCTGTAAAGATGCTTAATGATCCTGGAATTGTAGCAAAATTCAAAAAAGAGACCCAACAACGGGCGTTAGTATCTCGTTTAATCACTGACGACAATCCTACGTTGGCTTTTAGTGAGGCAGTAAGCAATAATACCAATCCTTCTAAACTGACTGAGGGTTTGATTGATTCCGTTCTTCGCGCAAATACAAATGATGAAGTTGTGGAAATGCTGAGAGCAGAGGGCCTTGAGCCAGAAGACGCGGTTAAGGGATTGAAGTCAGTGTTTCTCGATTTGGTGCAGGTTGAGGGCGGGTTACACGCTGATGGCATACCCGACTTCCGTGCCGCCAGACAATTTGTGTTTGGCCCAATGATAAAAGGTAAAGCAAGCCCGACCGTCCAAACACCTACAGAAACGGGCCCCGGACAAATTCCAGGTGTTGGGGGCGCAGGGCCTCGTGTAGCTAACAGGGAGAGCTTAGCAACCTTGTTAAAAAGAAAAGGTGTGTTTAGTGAAGCTGAATTAGACAGGCTTGAGTATATTTTGAAACAAGGAGAGAAACTACAAACGACGACGGCAACAAGTTTGAAAGACGTTGTTCAAGACATGCCCGGTTTATTGACCCGCGCGGTTGCAAAAATTTCTGGTTCCAGCCTTGCGACAGGGGCGGCTAGATTTGCTGGGTTAAGGCCACAAGGTATTGTTGAAGCGAATGTCGGTGCAGCCGCAGCAGACCAGTTCCTAAACTCTATCCCCGGAGCTGCAAACGCAAATCTGTTGGAACAGGCTGTGCTTGACCCCAAACTTATGGTGCTTTTACTAAGAGAGACAAAAACCGAAGCACAAGCAAAAGCCGCAACAAAAGCTTTGAAAAATTACTTAATTAACGCAGGCATAACTGTTGCTTTTGAAGAGGAGCCTACGGGTGAGGCTGATGAAGCAATAATACAACAGGGACGAGACGCCGCTAAAGGCGGGGTTAGTGAACAAAGAGATTTCTTGATGGACAATCTCGATGACTTTACTATTGGACCTGTAAGCATGGCACCCCCTCCTCCCAGGGTGCCTACGCCTGCGCCGATGCCTGTTCGAACCCCTTCAGCGGGTATTCTGGCGCAGGCACCTGCCAACCCGAATTTAAGAACTCAAATGGCTGCAGCTTTTCCCGGTGATGGAATTACAAGCTTGTTAGCTGCGAGGCGAACCTAATGGAAGCAAACTTCTTTTACAGTTTAAGCTTGATACTTCACCACGAAGGAGGATTTGTGGATCATCCTAGCGACCCCGGTGGCGCAACCAACAAGGGCATAACACACAAAACTTATGCAGAGTTTTTGGGTCGTCCCTTGGAAGATGTAGATGAACTGAAGAACATTTCCGAAGAGCATGTGCAGGAAATTTATAAAAAGAACTATTGGGATCGTGTCATGGCAGACGAGCTTGATACAGGGTTAGACTTAGCCACTTTTGATTGGGCCGTGAACAGCGGACCAGGACGCCCCGCCCGTGTGTTACAGTCCTTGGTTGGGGCCAAAGAGGACGGTGTTATTGGACCAAAGACAATGGCTCGTATTAAAGACACAGACACGGTTGTCCTATTAAATGCACTGGCAAAAAACCGTGCGGACTACTATCGCTCTTTGAAAACTTTTGATACCTTTGGTAAAGGTTGGCTGCGTCGCAACGAAGAGACTTTAGAAGCTGCGCTTGAAATGAGGGAAGCATAAGATGGCAATGGAAGACGAATACGATCCGTTTGATGTCGGTGGTGTAAATCCCGCAACAGGGGAAAGTACTTACGTTTCTACGGGCGGACCGGGTAGAGGCACTGCCGCATCTCAGTTGGGATATACTTCCGACCAAGTTTATGGCGGAGGCGGGGGCGACGGCGACGATAACAACAGATTTATCGCTCGCCCAGGAGCTGGCTTGACAAAAGACCAGTTTGAAAAGACTTACAGTATTACCGATAGAAATCCCTTTGGGAGAAGACCATCAGGTTTTGCAGCATTTCTAGATAGGTTTAATCGGTCACTGGGCGGCAAAGGCATAGATTACAGCCAGCAGTTTCGTGACCTTGATCGTCTTCATAATAGAAAACCGGGCACTAGTGCAGCTCGATTTAAACAAAGACAGTATGACCTTTATAGAAATCCTGATATCGACGAAAGCGGCAAAATTACAAGTGGGGGCATTGACCGCGCGGGTAGAGGCACATACCAAGGTCCTATTGAAATGGTCACTCGTCAGATGGGTCCGGGAGAGCAATTAGTCAGAACAGGTATAGGAGCAGTTCCTTTTGCAGGATCTTTTTTAAGTGGATTAGGCACGGAAGATCCTTATCTTGCAAGCAGGGTCACTCCTGAAATGAGAGAACGAGAAAATCCAACCCTTGCTGAACAACTAAAAAGCAGTTTGGGTGATCGGTTGCAAGGTTTAGCCTTTGGTAACCAGCAACAAGCCCCGGTTGCAAGCGGACCTGTAATGGGGTCTAGAGACCCAAGCAGAGAAGTTGACGCTTTAGCTCAATCCATTCCAATCAACACTCCCATTGCTACACCCATAGCTGTTGAAGAGGCTAACCCACAAGGCCCCATGATGCCCGCTGAGTTTGACCAAAGGCTTGATGACAACACAGTAGCAGATATGTTGAGAGACCCGTCGTCTCCGGCACCAAGACCGGATTTACCTTTGCCGGACACTTATGCAAGAAACTTTGGTATGAACCCCGCAAAGCCTGAAGATACGTTTACACTTGAGGATTTATTTCCAGAACTAAGAAACGCTTCCAATGTGGGTATGAACCCTGCAAAACCTGAAGATACTTTTACAGTTCAGGACCTATTTCCAGAATTAAGGAATGCCCCTAACGAAGGTTTAATGCGATTTGAAGACCGCCCAAGAAACGCTCCTAACGAAGGATTTGACCGCCCAAGAAACGCTCCCAACGTGGGTTTAAATCGTCAAGAGTTCCTAGACCTGTTAGGGCCCGAAAGCAGATCTTTTGGGGGCGTTGGAGAGTCGCAAGCCCCAACAAGAGATTTAAGAGATAGCACAGCATTAGCAGAGTTAGATATTCCATCTATTGCAGACTTATTGAACTCTGGCTTGCTTCAAGATTTGTTAACGGAGCAAGGCCCTAATACATCTGTCCCATTTGGCGGGGGAACTTTAAATTTTAACGTGAACCCAAACAGCCCAGGTATTGAATTTAGAAGACCCCTTCAAGGCAAAGACATGGGCGTTGGAGAGCTTTTAAGCTTCCTGAGCAGGCGCACTTAAACACGTTTCGCCGTCACAACATTCAACAATATAAAACTTGCACACAGCACATTGCTGATGCCCGTGAACATCGACAGGCTGCATCTGGCACAAGCAACGCGGACAACGGCCCGTGTCCAAAGCTTTCTTGATAGGGCCGTCTTCTACTCTGTTTCGAACCATTCTTTTATTTCCTCACCTAAAACCATATTTGCAATGTTCTGTTTATTTTGCAAAGCCGTCAATATCTTGTCGTCAATTGTTTTGGGGCTAACGAGGTCCACATAAGTTACATTATTCTTTTGACCAATGCGGTGCGCTCTATCCTCTGACTGCAGCCTTATCTCAAGGTCATAATTATTGCTGTAATACACCACGGTGCTGGCCTCTGTTAGAGTTAAACCAAACCCACCAGTGCGGCTGTTACCTACAAAGAAGCGCATGTTTGAATTGGGGTCTTGAAACTGGTCTACAATTTCTTGCCTTTGCTCCTGCGCGGTTGCCCCGTAGAACGCACCAAAACTTTCTATGCCAAATTCTTTTGTGAGCATGTCACAAATTTTCTCAATATCGTGAACGAAAGTTGCCCATATAATGACTTTGCCAGTAGTTTCTTCACAGATATTCACAAGCTCGTGAAGTCGATTAGATTTTACTTCACTAATCAAGTCATCATCATTCTTGATAAACCCGCAGCAGATCTGTTGTAAGCGCATAATCTGCGTAAGTACATTGTTGGTGCTGACCAGACTGCCGTCCCGCAATTGAGCGAGTGCAAGCTTTGACATTTGTGTATACAGTTTTTTCTGTTCGTCTGTGAGGTCTACCTCGCGTCTGACATATATCTTTTCAGGCAGGTCCAAACATTCTTTTTTTAAGATACGCCTGCTGAATACATCGAGTTTGGCATTGAGCTCTTCTAATCTTTGGAACCCAACAATTTGTTGAAAAGATCTATGCCCCATTGTGCGTCTTTGCAGAACCGCATATCTACCCTGGAACGCAAAATAGCTTGGAAAACCCAACATGCTTTGGCCCAAAAACTCACACTGAGAGTAAAGGTCCATAGGTGATTTGGTGACGGGGGAGCCTGTCAGGAGACGCTTATATGCGAATAACTCCCCCGTCTTTACAACAGCTTTAGTCCGGGCAGCTTTTCGGTTCTTTATTGTTGTAGACTCATCAACAACCATCATACCCTTTTCACCGAAATTCTTCCCAAACCATTCAGCCGTCGTAGCTCCTTTACTCGTGCTAAACGCTTCTACGTTCATAACAAATATACGTAGCTCATCAGTATTCTTACAGAACTCTTCAAACTGACTTTTAAAAGTTTTTGTAATGTTAGGTTGCCAACTAAGGACCTTGCGCTGTACATGGTCTGGCAAATGCGCTACGATTTCTTTTTGTGACCAGTTATGAAAAACACCTTTAGGGGCAATAATCAAAGCGGTGTCAATTTTACCGTCCTCGAACAAGGCTCCGATGGTGTCTATTGCAATCTTCGATTTGCCTGTCCCCATTTCCATAAATAAAGCATAATTACTCGCGGACCACGAATCTTCCAAGACCGTTTTTTGATGCTCATACGGTTTGGTTTTGAACTTATATTTTTGCATATTAATCTCCTTGACTATGTTAATGTATACATTTATATAGGATATATCAAGTGTTTTAAGAAACACTCAACGACGACAGGAGAAAGAAATGAGTGACTTAACGTCTTTGATGGAAGAGGATATAAAGTCCCCTTCCAAATCACCACTTGGCACGTTTGATGATAGCAATCTGAAAGGTGTCGCAAAATTAGCCCAACAAATTACAGACCAACAAAGTCTCGTCAAGAACCTAGAAGAAAAGGTTAGAGAGGCGAAGAAAGAGTTGTATAAAATGTCTGACCATGAGCTACCACAAATGCTCATGGAAATGGGTGTATCTTCTTTTAAACTGCAAGATGGTTCTGAAGTTGAAATCAAAAAAACGTATGGAGCATCAATACCAGTGGATAAAAGAGAGGAGGCATTCGAATGGTTGCGGCAGAATGGACATGGGGACATGGTAAAAAATATCGTGTCAGTAAACTTCGGCATGGGGGAAGACCAAAAAGCAGCAGAATTTCTGTCAAAGGTCTCCGAACAGGGCTTGTCGCCAGAACAGGCAGAAAGCGTCCACTCATCAACACTCAGAGCTTGGGTAAAAGACCAAACAGAAAAAGGCGAGCCCTTCCCTATGGAGTTATTTGGGGCACATATCGGTCAACGGGCATTAATCAAGGAGGCAAAAAAATGACTGAAAAGCAAGTTGTGAAAAAGGAGCAGGCAACTGCGGTAGCGGAGTTCGACGTTTCTATGTTTGAAGCAGACGCAAGCGCAGGTATTCAGAATGTATCTAATGAAGATATGGCCTTGCCCTTTCTTAAGATTGTATCTGGCTTGGACGGTATTCTTGATGAGCGTGACGATGTACGCAAAGGCGACATCGTTAACACTGTTACGGGAGAAGTCTATAAAGGCAAAGAGGGTATCAAAGTTATACCGTGCGCTTATCAAAGAAAGTTTATAAGGTGGCAACCACGAGGCACGGGTATCGCGGCACCAGTGATGATACACGAGGCTAATGACCCCAATCTGCCTAAGACAAATCGAGATCCAAATGACAACAAAGAATATGTCGATGACGGATCAGGTGATTATGTTGAGCAGACAGCTCAATGGTATGTAAAAGTGATAAACCCAGAGGGTGGCATGACCAATGCGCTGATTGCAATGAAATCTACGCAACTCAAAAAGTCTCGTAAGTGGATGAGCATGATTATGTCGCGTGAGATGAATGGGGAAAACGGACCCTTCACGCCGCCGATGTTTAGCCACATTTATCTTCTGAAGACTGTGAGCGAAGAAAACAGCAAAGGAAGTTGGCACGGTTGGGAAATGAGCCTCGATAGCCCGATATCTGAAAAGCACCAGTACAAGGCGGCGAAAGAGTTTAACGCCTCAATTGAAAAGGGTGAAGTTACAGTCAAACATGAGCATGACCCTGTACCTGCTGAAGAGACTGCAGAATCCCGTAAAGAGACTGCTGACGACTCAGGCGGCGACCTACCATTCTAAACAAATAACATCACCTCTAGTCAGTATTGTGCTGACTAGAGGACTTTTGTTTGGGGGGTAATATGTCCGCAGATAAATTCTCAGAAATATTCGCTGGGCTCGAAGAGGCGTATGGCACCTATGAGATCCAGAAACAACAAGTCAATGGCAAGCAGTCAGGGCAAGCTAGTGTTTTGCGTTCTCCCAGGACTGCACAAACATGGGAAGGCCATTTGTCTGGTAAGGGCCCAGCAATTGGTATCATTCCGATTAATGCGGACAACAATTGTAAATGGGGCTGTATCGACATAGACCAGTATACTGGTTTTAATCACAAAGAGCTGCTTGATAAGATTGTAGAAATGAAGCTGCCTTTAATTGTATGTCGTTCCAAGTCAGGGGGAGCACATGTTTTTCTTTTTTCTAAAGATTGGATTAGTGCAAAAATTCTACAAGACACGCTTACCTCTATTTCAGCGGCACTGGGTTATGCTGGAAGCGAAATTTTTCCAAAGCAGATAAAACTACAACTCGACAGGGGAGACGTTGGAAACTTTCTTAACCTCCCCTACTATGACCATGAACAAAGTTTGCGCTACGCATTTAAGGCAGATGGTTCCGCTGCAACTCTCGAAGAGTTCTTCGGTCTGTATGAAGAGGCTGTCCAAACCGTAGAGCAAATAGAAGCTCTGAGCGTAGAGAAGCAGGACCGCACACCAATTAAAGACGGGCCTCCTTGCCTGCAGCATCTATGCAACCAAGGCTTTCCAGAGGGTACTCGCAACAATGGTCTGTTTAACGTCGGTGTTTATTTACGCAAGGCATTCCCTGATACATGGGAAAACGAGCTGATGCAGTACAACATGGCGCACTTTGACCCGCCGTTGCCCTTGGCAGAGGTCAACATATTGGTCAGGCAACTTAACCGAAAAGACTACCAATACAAATGCTCAGACGCCCCTATCAATGAATTTTGCGATAGAGACAAGTGTCTGACCCGGAAGTATGGTGTAGGCAACGTCGGGCAATCTGCCTCTGTTGCAAACCTACGCAAATACAATTCAAAGCCGCCCATCTGGTTTATGGACGTAAATGGCGAGCCTCTTGAGTTAGCTACAGAGGGTCTGCAAAGCCAAGCTGCGTTTCAAAAGAGTTGTATTGAACAGCTTAACGTCATGCCCCCTACTGTCAGTAAGAACATCTGGGAAAACCGTGTTGCAGCATTGCTGCGGGACATGACAGAGACCGAAGGTGGGGTGATGGAAGCGTCAGAAGATTCGTCTATTGACGGTGCGTTCTATGATTACTTGGAAGACTTCTGCCGCAATATGCAGACCGCTGCTGACAAAGAGGAGATCCTTCTGCGTCGCCCGTGGACTGATGAAGAGAAGAAACAAACCTTCTTTCGTTTGCGTGACCTAGAGAACTTTTTAAAAAGACAACGGTTCTTTGAGTTTAAAACACACCAAATTTCACAGAGGTTGCGGGACATAGGCGGTGAATCTACAATATTAAGGATTAGCGGACGTGTCGTTCGTGTGTGGGCTATTCCTGCTTACCAAATCTCTAACACCACAATAAAGTCCCCAGAATTTGAGGTGGACGAACAGGATATACCTTTCTAATGTTTGTGATATATGGCCCGCCAGGTACAGGCAAAACAACTACGCTCCTTGATATGGTTGAAAAATCCATAGAAAAGGGCACACCTCCAGGGCAAATAGCTTTCCTTGCTTTTACTCGTAAGGCCGCGCGGGAGGCAAAAGAACGTGCAGCATCACGGTTTAATCTGGATACAGAGCACGATTTATACTTTTTTCGCACCCTGCACAGCTTCTGTTACAATCTGTCCGACATCAAACGAGACCAGCTCTTGGCATCAGAACATCTGGTTGAGTTAGGCAATACAATTGGATTCAACCTCAGAGCCTCGTCAGGGAGCGAAGATGACGATATAGGTGCGGCAGCTAGGGATAACCCCATCATGCAGCTTATACAGCTCTCACGGCTCAAGAAAGAGGTAATTGATGAGACATATAGGCATAGCGGCATCGAGGAACCGCTCACGACGGTAAAATACATAGATGAGTGTTATCGCAAGTATAAGAGAGCAAACCGCCTGTATGACTACACTGACATATTAGAATGGTTCTCTCAAAACGGCTCACGGGTCTGCCCACGTTTTGACGTTACCTTTCTTGATGAAGCGCAGGATTTATCACCCCTGCAGTGGGAGATAGCCCACGTTCTCAACGAAAAATCTAGACGTATGTATGCAGCAGGCGATGATGACCAAGCTATTTATCGTTGGGCTGGGGCTGACGTTGAGCATTTTTTAAATGTAGAAGAAGGGTCAGAGGTTCTTTCACAGTCCTATCGTGTGCCCCGCACAGTGCATAAGGTAGCGCAGCGGATAGCCAATCGCATTACTATCCGTCGTCCAAAGCACTACAACCCAAAGCCAGAGGACGGCACTGTCCATCACATATTTGAGCCTGACATAGAAAAATTTAAAAAAGGCGATTGGATGATCATGGCTCAGTGCAACTATATGCTCAACGAGGTGTGCGAATCGTTGAAACAACACGGTTTTTACTTCGAAAACAGGGGCTACAGAAGCATTAGTTTGAAGTTGGCTATTGCCTTGGATACTTGGAAGTCCCTCGTCAAAGGCGAAGAAGTCACTGCTAATGCTGTGAAAGACCTGTACTACTTTATGAAATCCATCACCCGCATAAAGCGAGGTTTTAAAAATTTACCTAACACACAGGCTGACGATATGTTCACGCTGGCAAGCTTGCAGGAAAACATGGGGCTGCTTGCAACCAAAGACATGACGTGGGACGTGGCTATGGACAAGATATCCGAAGACAACAAAACCTATATAGCTGCGCTGCTTCGTAGAGGAGAGGACTTAAACCGCGCACCACGGATCAAGGTCTCTACTATACACGGCACAAAAGGCGGTGAGGCTACCAATGTTGTCCTGTACACAGACATATCAAATGCCTCTGATCAATCCATATCTTCAGACACACGCGAAGGTCGCCGGATGTTAGATGATCTGCACCGATTGTTTTATGTAGGCGTGACACGGTCAAAGCAAAACCTGTTTATCGTTTCACCTATGGACGGCATAAGGAGCTATCAGATATGAGCGACATGGTTAACAGCCCCAAGCATTACACGCTTGGCAAGGTAGAATGCCTTGATGCAATCAAAGCGGCTTTGGGTCCGGGCTACAAATACTACCTGCAGGGTGCGATAATCAAATACATATGGCGGTATGAGCACAAGAGCAATCCTGCTGAGGACCTTGCTAAAGCGCAGTTTTATTTAGCACGTTTACAATATGAAATAGGAGAGACTAATGAATGAAATTGAGTTTATGTCTCCATTAAAAAGTTTTGAGTGGGCTCCGCCCTTTGAGCTGCCAGACCTGACAGACGCAAAAGAAATAGCTATTGACCTTGAAACATGTGACCCAAACATCAAAACGCTTGGCCCAGGCTGGCCCCGCAGGGACGGTTATGTTGTCGGTTTTGCCCTAGCTGTAGACGGCTGGCAGGGCTATCTGCCTATAAAACACGAAGGTGGGGGCAACTTAGACGAGCGAATCGTTGGAAACTATATGAAAAAGGTGCTTGCCTGCCCTGCTGATAAGGTCATGCACAACGCTCAATATGACCTTGGTTGGCTGAAAGCAAGCGGCTTTGAAGTTAAGGGCAACATCATAGACACAATGGTGGTGGCTGCGCTGCTGGATGAGAACCGTTTCAGTTACAGTCTGAACGCTGTTGCCTATGACCATATAAACAAAACCAAATCAGAACGTGCCTTGGTCGAGGCTGCGAAAGAATTTGGCTTTGACCCCAAGGGCGAAATGTGGCGCATGCCTGCCAACTTTGTAGGTGAATATGCAGAGCAGGATGCGGTGCTTACACTGGAGCTGTGGAAATATTTTAAAGTTCAGATAGAACGCGAAGAACTGACCACGGTTCACGAGCTTGAACGAGACCTGCTGCCCTGTCTTGTTGACATGACCATGCAGGGCATACGGGTGGACCAAGATGCAATGGAACGGGCAACCCAGTTTATGCTGTCAGAAGAGAAGAAAGCGCGAGAGGAGCTGCACAAGCTCGTAGGCTTTGACGTGGAGATATGGGCCGCAGCTTCTATCGCAAAGGCGTTTGATAAGTTGGAGCTTGACTACCCCAGGACGACAAAGGACGCCCCGTCGTTTACTAAAAGCTTCCTTAATACGCACAAACACCCCTTGCCGAAGCAGATCCTGTTGGCAAGAGAATTTAATAAAAGTAAAGGCACGTTCATTGACGGGCTGCAGAAGCACATAGGTCGTGACGGCAGAGTGCACGGGCACATAAACCAAATTAGATCTGACGACGGTGGGACCGTTTCGGGACGAATTTCTATGAATAACCCCAACCTTCAACAGATCCCCGCTCGCCATCCAAAACTGGGGCCTTTAATTAGGTCCGTTTTTGTACCAAATGAGGAAGAAAAGTGGGCGTCCATAGATTACTCACAGCAAGAGCCTCGCATTCTTGTACACTTTGCAGCTTTGTACCAAAAGCGCACAGGCAAGCCTATGCCCAAAGTTGACGAATTTGTTGACGGCTACAAGAACAACCCAGACATGGACTTTCATACGATGGTCGCGGACATGGCAGACATACCGCGCAAGCAGGCAAAAGTTATAAACTTAGGCATGATGTACGGCATGGGTGTTGGCAAGCTAGGGGACCAGTTGGACCTGTCAGGGGAAGAGGCAAAAGAGTTGACACGGCAGTATGATCAGCGAGTGCCGTTTGTTAAAAAGCTTATGAAGGTTGTGCAAGACCGTGTCCAAAACGGTAACGAAGAGGGCTCTATCCGGTCTCTGTTGGGCCGCAAGTGTAGGTTCCCAGACTTTGAGCCTACCAAGTTTGGTATGCACAAGGCCATGAAGTATGATGAGGCCCGCGCACATTACGGGCCCACGGTCCCCCTGCAACGGTCCAAGGCATACAAAGCTTTAAACCGTTTAATACAGGCGTCGGCTGCGGACATGACAAAGAAAGCAATGGTAAACTTGTACAAAGAGGGATGCCTGCCGTTGTTGCAGGTGCACGACGAGCTCGCTTTCAGCATAGAAAATGAACAGGCCGCGAAAAATATAGCAGAGATTATGTGCGATGCAATAGAGCTAGAAGTGCCAATGAAAACAGATATTGAGATAGGAGACAACTGGGGCGAGAGTATGTAGGTTTTCTCTTGCTATTTCTAGTATAATGTCTTATATTATCTCACAGGTAAGGGCAGGGATCCAACCCTCATTTGAGGCCCTGTCCTTGCCAGGGAATTATGGAGAAGGGTCTTATGGATACGTCGAAATGGAAATCAGTGTTAGTGCCTATCAAAGTATACAAAGGCATTAAGAAGATCGCAGAATTAGAAAACCGAAGTATATCCGGTCAGCTCCGCGTCATGTTTGACGTGTTTTGCCGAACTGAAGGATATGAGATAAAAGAGACAGATTAATATCTAGATTCAACTTTACCTTCTCTATAGACTGATAGAATCAAACAAATGAGGAGTGAAATATGTTGGATTTACCTACCCGAAGACCTTGTGTAACGAAGGAAGTTGGCATGGGGCTGTCTGTAACTGTAAGTTATCATCCAAAGACAGGCCAACCTATCGAGGTTTTTCTATCTGAGCGGGGCAAAGCCTCCGACAATCCAATGCAGGAAGCGTTATATAACCTTGGCGTTACGGCTTCTTTGCTTATGCAGGACGACAATCCCTATATGGAACAAGAAAAAAGAGCAACCAGTTAAGCTGCTCTTTTAAAAAGTTCGTATACAAAAGGGGCAGAGAAAGTTTTAACCAGCCGATCCCAAATATCTCTGCCCTATTTCTTCTTCTTTGGCCTGCCCCGCTTTTTAGGTGCGGCTTTCATTTTCTTCTCCCTCGCTTTATTCAACATATCTTGAACCCCCTCCTCTTGCGGATGTTTAAACGGCTCAAGCTTTTCTGACTTCGCAAAGCATGGGAAAAACAATTTTAAAAACTTATGCAACATGTTGGTCTCCTTATAACCATTGAATGCGGGGCTGAGCCCCTTCTTTCGTAAATGGGTCTATCTCCCAGACAAACCACGCCATAGCTGTCTTGCCCGAACCATACCACGCTTCTTCGTGGTCGCCCCGAATCAAGGTCAGCCTCTTTGTATGCACTAGCACTTTACTGGGCGGCATATCTTTAAAAATTTCTGTATACCGTTTTTGTCCCTCTAAAAATGCTAGTCGCAACAAAAATATAAACCCTTCGCCCTGCTTGTTCTCAACCTGGAGTTTGTACGCATGTTTTACAAACTCATTGGCAAGCTTATACGGAGGGTTTGTAATTATCCACGGAGCAAAGCTCTTCTGCTCCATTAAAAAATCTACACCGTGAGCGTCACCATAACCACGGTCCACGAGATCCGTGCTGTATGTGCTTAGCCCTGCTTCTTTAAAAACTTCTGACATATGACCTTCGCCACACGCGGGCTCCCATATGGCATACTTGTTCCCCTCTTCAGGCAACTTTAACCACGGACAACGGGCCATCATAGCCTTTGTGGCTTCAGGAGGCGTTGGATAGAAATCATCCTTTTCTCTGTTGTCAGCCATTGTAATTACTCCATATCCATTTGCACCATGATGACCATATAGTTTGTGTAACGTCCAGCCTTCCGGCACGGGATCATCGACACAAACATATCTACATATTAACCGCACTAGTATGGACGCTGATGACGCATAGGCTTGCGACGCTTTAGCGAACCGCTCGCTAACCCCTGCCCACGCTTCTGAGTCAGGTAAGTGCGTTTGCTCTTTGGGTCATCACGCTTCGAGCCCGTCTCTTTATTATAGTTTTTATAATAGAAAAGCCTGTCGCGCATGTCCGCCAGATGTCTTTTAAATTCTTCTACGCTCATGTCTGCGGCGTTCATATAAAACTCCTCTTGACTTATATAAAATAACTCTTATATACTAGTGACCTATTCAATGGTTGTCAAGGAGAACAGAATGACAGAAGATAAAAAGAAAGTTGGTCGCCCGCGTAAAGTCGAGCTTAAAGTTGCGGGCGAAGTAATTAAACAGGCAGACCGCCCACAAGGCGTAGTTTTTACTGAAGATGATTTAACCGTTTTGCGAAACACCAGGAATTTGTTGACTACTTTGCATCTGCGTTATTTGAATAGAGAAGATATCAAATATCAGGATATGACTGCAGTTGCAAAGCTTGATGACCTGTTTGGTGATTTGACTCACAAAATAATACTAATTGATCAAAAGTCCCAAAAATAGGAAGATAAGCATATGGATGATGAAACCGTAAAAGATATGGTGAATAAAGCTGGCTATGTGGAGGGCCTACGTCCTCAGTGGCATGAGTCGATGGAAGCCATTCAAAAGGTAGTTAACCTGCATAATCAAAATTTGCTGCGTGACCGTGGTTACTCTCGTGAAGCGCATCAAGAAGTTTCTGTTATAAATAAACACTGGAACAGGATATTGCAGGGATGACCGAATTAGTGCGCCTCATAGTCAATAGTGACAGTAAAGACTTCGAACACGGGTATCACATGGGTGTCGATGCTCTTGAAGAAATTTCTAAAGCTACAAAGGCAGGAGACGCACAACACGAGCCCTTGGTCATGGTCGGGCTGCTTACAGTGATTATCGAATGTGCTTATCGAAGCTGCGCTGATCCTGAAACCGTGTCCGAAATGATAGCAGTCGCAGACAGCTTTGCACGTAAAGCAGCAGAACTACCAGATGACACGGTCCACTAAACGACGCTTCGACTGGTCGCGTTTGAGAAATAAAAAACGACGGGTGAAATATAAATCGCCCGTCGTTCTTTTTTAAAGTTCTTTAGCAAACCGTAACTTTGCGACGTGTCGCGGCCCACGGCTCTTCACATAATGGTCTATGTGATAGCCAGCTTCACTGATATATCTGCCGTCCTCTGTCTCCTGTATGTACGTCCACAGTTTTTTGATATTTGTAAATTTTTGTTTTACATAAAACTCTGCGACGCGAAGAAAGAAGCTTGGCACAGTGTAAGCATTGATGGCATTACCTTGAGCAAACGGCTGCGTCCCGTCTAAGTTGCGAACCAGTACAGGCATAACTCTTTTAGACATTTCATCTTTAAAAATTTTGTCTGTATAATAACGACGCAATTGATGGAACTTGACCCCAGGCTTAAAACATACCCTTCTAATTTCAAGGATAAGCTTGCGGTCCGGGCCCGTTGGTCTACCACAAGGATTACCTACCATAGCAACACCTAACAATGTCTTGCAGCCGATGCCAGCTCCAGCCAATCTGTTATACTCATACAGACCATAACAAAACGACAGGTGTAAGTCAGGCAACGGGTCGTTGTGTCTGTGCCAATTACAAACAGCATGGTTAGCTGTCATATTGGACACAGGCTCTATCATAAGGCAAGTCACATGGATCTCCTTTGCTGTTGATTGATATTTACGATGTCAAATAGCGTGAAGAAATTTTAAAAAATTCTCCATTGTACAGTATACCACAACGCCCATACATTGTCAAGTCAATAATTTGACGCCAATTTTTTGACGTGTCAATTTTTTGACAGTGTTGAAATGATTAGTTTTTTAAAAATTTTTTACTTGACATTGTATGGGATAAGTTGTATACTATAGCTGATGTTTGACATTGTGAATAACTAACCAGCACCGGAGAGCTTCTCCGGAGAAAGGGATTGTCATGTCCGACACTTCTGATTATGTTCTGCCTAACGGCTACACTTTCTTTGCATCAACTGCGGGTTATCGTGGAACGTGGGCCTGTGATAAAGATCCAGTTTCGGCTGCTCGTCAAGCAGCGGATCGAAACGGGCCGTACCCTCACTTTGTTCAAGTGTGGTATGCGCCGTATGAAACCACCGAAGTTAATGATAACGGTGGCCTCTCATGGATGTCCGAAACGGCAAACACCATTGTGCCAATCGGCTTTTTTAAGCTGACGTCCACCACAATGAAAAAGTCCAAAGACAAAAACCTCACTCATGAGGAGTTTATGGACTACTGGTTTAATTCTCTTAACAAGAGTTACCAGCATTGGGTGAATGTCGACTCTAAAAAAGTTGGCTGAAAAAAAAACTTGACGATGCACGGCCCACGGACTAGGGTTATGTATGCAAGAATCTCCATTCTGCTGTTGATTGACAATTACACCCTGTTCTGTTGCGATGACCAGAGCAGGGTGTAACTTTTGTAACACTTTTCAAACACAAAAAAGTTACGCTGTAACCCTTGCTGGATAAGGGGTTGCTTGCTGTGAAACTTATATATGTACAGATTTAACAAAAAAATATTTTTTTCATTTTTTTAAGGCGATTCAAATGATCAAAATGTTACACAGGCAATTTCTACAATAATAACATATATATACAAAAATAATTTTGTAACTTTTTTTGTAACATGTAACTTTTTTCCTATTGGTTGCCAAAATAGCTTTATTCATTTAGTTTTAGGATAGGAAGCTATATAAAGGGCTACAATGCAAGTCGTCAAAAAATCTAGAGGTAGACCTCGTAAAAGCATAGAAACTCCTCTGACGCCCAAACAAGAGAAGTTTGTGAAAGAGTTTGTTGCAAACGACGGTATGATTACAAAACGTCAAGCCGCTATAAATGCAGGCTATCCTGAAAAGTCTGCACATGTGAAAGCTTCTGAGCTTACTAATTCAAACATGCACCCAAATGTTGTAGCTGCTATAAAAGCATACAGGGCAGAGTTGGATGAAAAGTACGGCATTACTTTTGCCCGTCATGTCCGTGACATGCAGCGCATACGTGACCTGGCTATTGAAAATGGGGCATACTCTGCAGCCGTCCAAGCTGAATATCGTAGGGGGCAGGCTCAGGGAAATATTTACATTAATAAGTCTGAAATTAGACATGGGTCGATTGACAGCATGTCTCGTGAAGAAGTTGAAAAGGCTTTGCAGGAATTAAAAGACCAGCATGGACACGATATTATCAACATCACCCCAGAAGAAGAAAAATCTGGAGTCGAGCTTTTATCAGAAATTTCGGAAACATCAGAAGAAGTGTCGGCCTAATATCCGACTCACCCGTTTGGAGAGTTGGGCTTCTCTTGGTGTGCCTGATCTTGTCGTTTGTTCTGAATTGGGAAAATTTTATTTTGTAGAGTTAAAAACAACAAAGGGCTCTGCCGTCCGGTTATCTCCACACCAAGTGTCTTGGATGACTCAGCACAAACACGCCCCAACTTATATTTTTGTACACACAAAAAATGCAGACATTTTTGTCTATAACGGGGAACAAGCAATTGAGTTGGTGGACAGAGGATTGTTGTTAGAGCCCCAGTTTAAATTTTCTAATCCAATAAATTGGCAAGAATTTTTAGACTTGACATTTGTTGTATAAGACTTATCCTTTAGTCGTCAACAGTAACTAAAGGAGATGGGCATGACCTATTGGTATGCAACCCCAAAGCAGCGTAGCAGCGGCTTTTCTATTTATTCTAAAGCAAAGAAACTTTCTGATATTGGGCCTGCTTTAGCTCACACTCTTTCCGTATTTCCAGACAGTTTGAAAGATGGGGACATGATTCACGTTTGTAAAAAGAAACGTGAGGGCATGGAGCTGCATGGCATCTATAAATATTCTGATGGCGTTATCACAAAGCAAAATGATTTTATGACTTATATGCTGGGGGGCTTGCTATGAAAACAACACAGAAAATTCTTAAACCTCTTGAGCTATCCCCACCAGAAGCTAACGCATTAATGGTGATGATTGAGAATGAGATAGAAACCGTCTTTGATGATTTTGACCCTATAGCAGATTGGGAGTTCGCAGACTTGTACGCCTACAAGCTGTTGGCCTACAAAAAATATAAAGAATGGTATTTGAGGACTCACAATGTTTAGTTTTGAAGAAACACCTCATGTTTGTGAGGAGTGCGGCGGCAGTGATTGGGTTGCAAATAGGTTTTTTTGTAACAGCCGCAAACAATGGCATAACGATGACATTTCACAATGGTGTCATGATTGTGAGCGTGAAGTTTGCATAATGCCGAAAGATGTGGGCACTGACATGAACAGGCAGCAGTTTTTTGACTTACTTTGGCAAGCTGTTAAAAATACCAATGTCGATTTTTATGAGCTTAATGAACACAGGGCAGACGCAGTAGAGGCTGCTGAACAGGCCCGTGGTGAGTCTGTTTATGTTAAATTCACTGGAATTATAGAGAAGGAAAAAAAATGAAAAGTTTTAAAGTTATAGCAACAAAAGATGTGGGCTATGAGGCCATAGTCATTGCCGAAAGTGAAGAAAAAGCTTTTGAATTGGCAAAAATTAATCCTGATGAGTTTAATTGGAAGCGAACGGATGACGGGCACGACTTCACAATTGAAAGAACTATTGAGGCGAAAGAATTTCCCTATGAAGAAATCAGAGACCCTAATGGAGATTACTTCCTAACACTTAATGCAGCGTTCGCCAAAATAGCAGACAGACAAAACTTGTCTCCCGCAGACATGACAGGCGAATGGAAAGAAAGTGTTTTGAAACATATTTGGGCCGTCATTATTACCGACACAGAAGAGGGAGTTCATTGGACATTTACAGACCCCCGCCATTACGTGAATCGGGAAGGCTTCATTATCACAAAAGAAACCCGTCAGCATGATGATGAAGAGTACAACGAAGAAGTCGTTATGGAAACTGCCGCATGTTCTTGATCAAAATATATCACTGGCTTTTTTATCCGCAGGGCAAAGAGCCCTCAAAACCTTATAAAAGAAAAAAGCTTAAATGGCCTAAACTTTAAAAGATCCCCCGTCACATTTTGGCGGGGGAATTTTTTAAAATTTCTGTTTGACAGTATATAGGACAAAGCCTATAACAATAATAATTCAACTGTCATAATGGAGATTTAGACATGACACACGTTATTGAAAACGAAGGCAACACTTTACAAAACCTCATGCTAAAGGTGCAGGATCAGGCTGCTAGATCACAGGACTTTCTAGTGCCAACTGACCAAGCTTTTTATAAAACTGCAGAATTATTAGAGCCCCGTAAGTCTTCAATTATTTTGGAGGGTCAGGGCGGTGAGCCCACTAGACATTTATGGATCAATGATGTTGCTTTTGACCAGATAGCAGCCCGTGCTGGAATAGACGTGCGGACTGCTAGACGGCTGCAGTCTAGCTATCCTGAAGAATGGGACGGACTTGTGAATGCTATATGGCAAAATGAACCAGTGACCCGCATGATCCGGACGCACATGGACACCGAAACTTATGGGACTGCACGGGCTTTTGTTTCTGACAAGTTCAAGACTTTTGACAATGTGCACTTGATTGAAACTGTTTTGCCTGAGCTGATGGAATCAGACGCCCAGTGGAAAATCCAAAACGCAGACATTACAGAAAAAAGGCTTTATGCCCGATTCAAGTCTGAGACCATAATTGGCGAAGGCGCAAATGTTGGTGATGTTATGGCACTGGGAATCGGTATCAGTAATTCTGAGGTTGGTCAGGGCTCTATTCAAGTGTTTCAGATTAACTGGACACTGGCCTGCTTAAACGGAATGCAAACGCAAAACAGGTCGCGCAGCTCGCACATTACGTCAGCTCGCGGGGATGATGACACTTGGAGCATTCTTTCAGACGAAGCAAAAAATGCGGATAATGCGGCACTTGGCTTGAAGCTGCGCGACATTACCCGCAATTATGCCAGCCGCGAATCTTTCGACGCTGTACTGGAGCAGATGAAGGCAGCAGCAGGGGACGTGATTGAAGGGACCTACACGCAAGGCGCGGTTGAACAGCTTGGCAAAGTGCTTGCAATTCCTAAAAAGCAAACAAGCACAATTTTTGACGGGCTTTTAAATACGATCGGCCAGTCTGGATATGAGCAGGGCCAGCCGATAAGCCGCGCCACCCTCATGAACGCCGTGACAGCTTGCGCGAATAATGCTGAAGCTGATCACGTCGATGAATGGCAACGTCTGGGCGGGGATGTTTTAAACATGAGCCCCGCCAATTGGGCTAGCGTGAGTCGGGCCAGTATAGCAGCCTAACAGCAGCTTCAACATTAAGAAAAGCCCAGAGTCAGATCTGGGCTTTTTTTTTGACATAAAGCCCAATATGGGGTTAGTCTTATATTCATCAAAACAGTGCAATTAATGGAGATTCAAAAATGCACAAAATTACAAAATTCAAGCCGCTTTTTAAAGTCGCGGGCCGCAAGTTTTACGAGCACCCAATACATGGGGATGACGTCGGGGTAATTATGGAATACGGCGGAAAATTTTGGCAGCTCGATCTGTACGATATACCGGACAAGCACGAAACCGCAGACATAGTGCACTTAATTCAGCGTCGAGTTTACACGGAGCTTGACTCATATGGTCGGAGAATTGAGCAATGTTAAAGACAGTGGAAATAAGCAGAGCTACAAAAACTAAGGGCTGCGCCGTGACATATAGGGCGGGTGACCAGTCTGTTTTTGACACTTGCCCAAAGAGCTGCAGCCTGAATCCAAGCGGTTGCGGTTCAGACATGCCTGATCTGGTTTATATGGATGCAGTTTTGAACGCTAAGCCCAGAGCGGGTGAATCTATGACTTACTCTCACTTTCACCCCAAATGGTATAAAGCCCTTTTGGGCCCAACCAAAACAGTGATCAATTTTTCTGCCGACACTTTCCAACAGGCCGTACAGTGGATTAAACGGGGCCAGCCCGCCGTCTCTATTGTTGATGAATCATTTTGGCGCGAGTCGAAATCATTTAGATCTTCAAAATATGACGGGACGACTCTTGTCAGATGCCCTGCCGAATATCTGGATAATTTCAGCTGTATTGATTGCGGGGACGGAAAGCCGTTGTGCGCACGGGGCGATCGTGATTATCCGGTTATTTTTTCTGGGCATGGATCCGGCAAGCGAGCTGCTGGACAGCTCGAAGA